CAACTGCCGCCAAAGCCCCGGAGGAGGCCCGCGAAAAAGCTGTTGCCTTCCATCGTCGTGCGACTCTAGAAGCCGAGATGGAGGCTCTGCGTCTGCCACGGGGGCGGATCCCAGATGCCGCCGCCCCAGCCCCCGCCGCCCCCGCCGCCCCCGCCGCCCTTCCGCCGGAGCAGGTCGAGGAGCGTCCCCGATCCCGGCGCGAACAGGTTCGCCGCCATCATGCCGATTCCCACGCCGAGGTCGGTCCACATCTTCCGGCGGCTCTCCGCCTCCTGGAGCGCCCCCTGCGTGGTGACGCCGAGGCCCCGCATGCCGGTCTCTCCTCGGTTCAGCCCGATCTGCGCCAGTTCCCCGACCGCACTCCGCCGCGCCAGCGAGCGCAGCATGGCGACGTCGCTCGCCGCCTGCAACCGGCTCTGCGCCAGCGCCCCGGCCTGCCCGCCGCCCCGCGGGGCGAATTCGGAAATCGCCCGCCGCGCCGTGTCGTACTGTGTCAGCACGCTCTCGGTTTCCGGCAGCATCGCTTCATCGATCGCCTGCGCGTCCCCGCCGAGCAGCTTCAGCAGGTGCGCCAGTACCGGCTGCAGCGCCGTCTGACTCTGGCGCAGCGCCTCCTGGCTCTCGCCCCCCATCAGTGCGAGCATGGCTTTGGGGTCGCTGTAGTTCACCCCGGGCGTCGTGGCAATCCCCGGTGAGGGCGGCAGCACATAGCGGCCCGGCAAACCGGGCTGGCCCCCACCGCTTGACACCATCGGGGACCGACTCGGCTCCCGTTGGTACTGCGGCATCAGCAGCGCACTGGTTGGCGGTGGCATGGGCGCGAGTCTACTCCTTTCCGCACGGTCACGGCGCGGGGGTTCCAGCCGGACTCTCGTGCAGCGTACAGTCCTCGTCCCGCGCGGCGTAGCTGGCCGTGGCGTCGAGCGCGTACTTCTGGGCGAGCTGCGTCCAGACGGCCTGGCGGCGCGTGCGCAGCGCCTCGACCCGCACCTGCGCCGCATCGAGGTCGGCGGTGAGCGCGCGGAGCTGCCAGTAGTCGATCGGGTCGAGCGTGGTACTCATGGCTGGGTGTCCAGGCCCGACAGGGCATTCCAGTAGGCGGAGACTTGCGAGAAGAGCGCCGCGTCGCTCACCGTGGTCACCGGACCCGAGTCTTCAAGCGTCACGGTGCCAATGACGTTTGGACCCCCGACGACCATGACGGCCGACGACTGCGCCGCGCCGGACGGATTGTTGATCACCGTCGTGGCGTAGCTGGAGCGCTGCGTGTGGCCCGGCGTACTCGACGGCTCCTCCTTGACCCCGCGCGCAACCTGCACGAGGACGTACTGCAGGCGTGTCTGGAAGTTGGCGTCCCGGGCGAGCGTCATCTGCAGGAAGCCTTCACTGAGCGGCGGCATGAGCACTCCTTTCGAGGCGGTCGAGGCGGGCGTGCAGGTCTTGAATCGCGGCGATGAGCGGGGCGGTGAGATGCGCGTAGCACACTTCCTCAGGACGGCCATCCGCGCCACACACCGCCAGCCGGGGATCAACCGCCGCCACGTCTTCAGCAAGCAGGCCGACGCGGCGGACGCCCGCCTCGCTGATGTGCTCGAAGCTGACCGGCTGCAGCGCCAGTAACGGCCGCCAGTCAGCGAGCGGCGCAATGGCGCGCTTGTAGCGCCGCGACGAGGACGACCGGCGGAGCAGCCCGCTGTTGTCGATGACGACGTTCGCCGCCACCCCATACGTGTTGTTGTAGATGTCGGGCGCGACGATCTCGGCGATGTCGCTCTTGAGCACCAGCTTGCTCGCCGAGCGGACGCAGAGACAGGCGTTGACGTAGGTCGTCGAGATGAGCGTGGCGGCGGTGCCGATCCAGCCGGTAGCGGCGCTCGATGTCAGGAACGTCACGTAGCCACCGTTGGCGGAGGTTGAGTTGAACTGCCCCATGACGAAGTTGGTGGTGTCGAAATTGAAGTTGCCGTCGCTGCCACGCAGGTAGAACCAGACGCGGCTGGCGTTGGAGTTGAAGATGCGGAAGTAGGCGCTGGCGTGGTTGGAGAGCAGCGCATTGATCGAGCCGGGATAGGAGGCATGTTGATTGCCGCAGACCCAGAAGTAGGCCGCGCGGTTGCCGTCGGCGCCGCTGCAGCCAGAGAGCAGGATGTGCCCGGAGTCCGCGCCGGCGGCGGTGTTCGCGAACAGCTGCCCCAACACGTTCATGTAGATCGTGTTGCCGCCCGGATTCAGCATGGAGATGTAGCCGCTGGACGAGCCCACATAGAGGACGCCCGTCACGTTGACGGTGCCCCCGCTCATCGACACGTTGTTGTAGAAGGTCGTGGCCCCCGTGTTGTCCATGTACAGCGCCCAGTTGGCGTCCGCCCTGACGATGCCGAAGTAGGAGCCGGCGACGTTGCCCATCTCGATGCGGACGCTGCCGGGATAGGCGCTGGTGTTGCCGCCGACGAGCAGCCACGCCCCGGTCGCCCGGTCGGCGGTATAACTCCCGCACAGCGTCAGGAAGCTGGTGCTGTTGGGCGTCGAGATGTAATTGGACCCGGCGGCCTTGCTCAGGCGAATGTCGTAGTAGAAGGTCGCCAGCCCGGTCGCGCCGTCAATCGTCTGCGCGACGATGCCGTCCCCTCTGTACAACTGGATGGCGGACCCGGCGACGTTGCCGGCGATGATCTGCGCGACGCCGGCCGCAGCACCCTCGTTGCCGTAGACGCGCACGATCGCGCCGCGGTCGCGCGGTGAGCCGGCGGCCTGATAGCCGCCGCCATGGAGCGTGATCGAGGCGTTGTCGGCCCCGTCGAGCGTCTCGGGGTTGATGCTCACCGCGGTGCCGCTGAGGAGCAGGCGATCGGCGAGGCGCGTGATGCCCGCCGAAACGTAGAGCGCATAGTTGTTCACGCCGCCGGTCGGGGCGCCCGTGATGTTCAGCGACGCGGCGTTGGTCACCGCGGCCGCGCCTCCGGCGATCACGGGCGGGAGGATCAGAAGTCCCGCGACGTTCGGGTGCGTGCCACTCGCGGCCTTCGTGACGGTGATGTACGACGCGATGCCATACGCCGCCTGGCCGACGACCGGCGCAATCGTCTGATTCTGGTAGAACCCGGTCGCGCCGTAGCCGCCGACGCCGTCCGGCGTGCTGTGCGTGCCGTTCATCCACAGGGCGATGTTGGGATTGCGCGCTGGCCCGATGGCGTGGTAGCCGGGCGCGAGGACCTGCAGGCTGCCGGTCGTGAGCAGGTCGGTCGTCTTGTCGAAGGTCAGCCCGCTGTCGCCGCCGAACGCCCCGCCGTCGTTGAACTGCACCTGCGTCGTGAGCCCGCCGGGCGTGCCGCCGCCACCACCCGGCGGGGCGGCAAACGTCCCGTCGGCGCGCAGGTAGGTCGTCGTGCCGCCCGGGTAGCCGCCGGTGTGCTTTAGGACGTTGCCGGAGAGGCGCGCGTCGGGAACTGTGCCGGTCGCCAGGTCGTTGGCGTCGAGGTTGGTGAGATTCGCGCCGGAGACCGCCGGCAAGGTCGCCGGGAAGCGCGCATCGGGCAGCGTGCCGGAGGTGAGCACCGCGGCGCTGAGCGCATCGATCGGGTCGCTGCCCCCGGTCTCGTGCGTCGTGGCGTGCGCACCGCCGCTGCCGGCCGCCGCCCAGGTGCGATCGGCGCTGAGGAAGAGCGCCTCGCCGGTGCGCAGCGCCGGGGGGTAGCCGGCCAGCGCGGTGATGTCGACTTCGTCGATCGCGCCGTCGTAGTGCGTCGAGGCGTGCGGAGCCAGCGCACTGGTCCCGCCGCCCGCAAACTGCAGCGCCACCTCTTCGCCGTCGGCAATCGCCGCCCCGTTGGCGACCCAGACCACCGGGAAGGCAAAGTAGTCCCCGATCTCCGTGCCCTCCGCCGTCGTGCGGACCTTGGCGAAGCGGGTGGCGTCCGCGCGCTGCTGCACGTAGATCGTGGCACCGGCGGGTTGCGCGGCCAGGCCGGCGTGGACGTCGGTGCCCCCGCGCGTGTAGCGGCTGATCCACACCGTCGTGACGGCGGTATAGGGATGCCCCGCGTTGAAGCGAATCTCCTGCGCGGCCGGGGGCGCGGTGGTCGCCGCGTCGAAGTCGTAGCTGAAGATCGGCGAGCCGGTCGGCGGCAGCACCCACGCGCCCTCACCGTTCAGCATGTGCGCCGGGTTCCCGGACAGCTTCGGCAAAAACCCGTGGGCGTCGATCGTGGCGTTGTTGTCCTCGATGTCGAAGACCGCCAAGTGGGCGTCTTCCACCGGCGCGAATGCCGGCAGGGCCGCGCCGTTCAGATAGAGCGTCGGATCGTTGGGACTCGGCGGCAGCGTGCCGACCGCGTCGGTGATCGTGACCGGCGCCACGCCGCCCGTGGAGAGCGCGCGGCTGATCGCCTGCACCTGCTGCTCGCTCGGGGGACTCGTGGTCGCGTGCTCCATCCGGTCCTCGAGCGCGGTGAGGCCGGCGGACACATGCTCGTGCGCGCGGCGCAGGAGCTCGACGGCGACCGCCGCGTCGTGCGGCACCTGCCCGTGCAGCGTCGGCAGTTTCAGCGTCTGATGCGGCATGCCCTTAGTCCACGGTCTCCTCGTCCGGGTCGAGCGGGACGCCCGCCCGCGACAACCGGGCCACAAACGAGGCCCACGCCCGTTCACTCAGCACGAGCGTGCCATTCAGCTTCCACGTCGCCTCGGCATTGGGCGCTTCGAACCAGCGCACGTGGTAGTGCGCCCCCGCGTGCCGATACAGTGCCTTGAATTCCATCGCGCCGATCCTAAATCCGCGCGCCACCGAATTCCCGGCTCAGATCCCCGAAGGGTCGCAGAATCTGATACGGCTCCGGATGCCCCCACGGCTTCGCCCGGACCTCGATGTCCTTGAGGAAGATCCGCATGCGCTCGCTACCATCCACGCTGCGCAGCGCGTACTGGTAGACCTTGCCCTTGTTCGGGCGCTGCAGGATCTCCGTCTTGACAAACGCGTTGGCTGAGGACGCAATCCGGTAGCTCTCGGGCTTGCCGTCCGCCGTCACGATCAGATCGAAATCGACGAGGGACATGTGCGCAATCAGCACGCGTTCGACGTGCCCGTAACCGGGGAAGTCGTGCGTGGTCGGCTGCGTGATCCAGTAGGCGGCCAGCTCCGGCGACGGCTCCCACACCCAGCGGTGCCGATAGTAAATCCAGTCGGCATCGCCCTCCGGCACCAGCCGCAGCAGATGCGCGATGAAGGGGGTTGAGAAACTGTGCGCCGTCTGCAGTTGCTGATCCCCGCCATTCACCGTCATCGTGGCCCCGACCTGGCCCCCGTCGTACTCCACCCGGACCGTGCGCGGGTCCCCGTTGGTGTCGGCCTCGACGAGCACGCCCTGCATGAACTTGGCGCCGAAGTAGCCGGCGTCGTCCCAGTCGGTCGCCCGCTTCCCCGTGAGGTCGCCCTTGGGAATGATCGAGGCGCTCCACCAGTAGAACGACGGCACGACGACATCGGCCCCCTGGAGGTCAAGGCCGACGTTCTTGGCCATCTCGCCCTCGCCGTTGTCGAGGTCGAGCACGAAGGTCTCGCGGCCGATGGCCCCCGCCCCGACCACCTGCGCGGGCGCGGTGCGCGTGAAGTCGTCGAATCCGGCAATCACCGTCACGCCGTTTCCCCCGGCGGCATCGACCCCGAGTGCCAGATCCCCGACGAGCTTCTCCTTGCGCGGATCCCCGCCATCGGGCCGCGGCGTCTGGATGTGGTAGGCAATGGCCGCCCCGTCATCGCCGGTGCCGTGCGCGTAGTGGGCAATCACGCCGTCCGTGTGACCGATCAGGACGTCGTGCACCCCGGTCCCCGGCTCGCCCACGTGCACGAGCGCCGCGTCCGGATAGCGGTCGAGGAACCACCGGTCGGCTTTCAGGTCGTAGACGAGCGTGCGGTCGTTGCCCGTCCCCGCCGCCTGGTAATCGAAGTAGACATACCCGTCGGCATAGCCGAGCCGCAGGCCGGTGCGGTGGGTCATGTCGGGCGGCGGCACGCCGTTGACCGTCCGGCCCGGCTGGCCCTGGTGCGGGAAGAGCGCGTAGAGATCCTTGTCGGTCAGCGACACCGCCGGGGCGCCGGCGTTGGTCAGGTAGATGCCGTCCTTGGCGAGGAACACCGGCCCCTGCGGCGTCAGGCACCACGCCCACCGCGTCCACAGCCCGCGCCCGCACGGCAGCACGTTGGTCGTGAACAGGTTCGGGCGCCCGAAGTCCGGCAGGATGCGGTAGAGATCCTCGCTGCTCCAGACAAACGCAGCGTTGTCCCACACGAACCCGTTCAGGAGCGGGGTCGAGGGACTGGTGACGGAGAGGCTGTGCGTCTCGCGCGTCAGATCGGGGTTGTGCGCCACGGTCCACTGCAGCTCGCCGGGATTGACCGGATCCCCGACCGCGAAGTAGTAGCCTTCGAACGGCCCCCAGAGCGTCGGGAGCCACGTCCCCATCACCGTCGGCGACGGCAGTTCGACCGTCGTGCTGGCCACCGGCCGCATGCTGTCGACGACCTCGAGGAAGTCCGCCGAGGCGGGCTGCTTGTAGAGTTGCGTCGTGATGCCGTTGACGAGCACCACCGATCCGGGGGCCCACGCCGGATTGAAGGCATCGCCGGAGAGCCGCCGCACGGCGGTGCCGACGACCTGCACGGTCGCCACCCGCGGCACATCGCCCAGGGGCCACGGCTGGAAGTCGGTGTAGTCCGGCAGGAGCGTCTTGTCGAGCGCCTGATCCGGAAAGTCGTCCAGGAAGGGCGCGGTCGTATTCGGGGTCGATCCCAGATACGCCCCCTTCGTAAGCGTGGCCCCGATCCGGAAGTAATCGATCGTATCGACCTGCGGATCCGGCGAGACCGGACAGGTCAGTTCGATCCGCTGCCGCCGCGGGAGCACGCCGCCGCGGCTCATCGGCCCCGGCCGACTGGTGGCGCCGGTGGCCTTGGAGCGATAGCGGGCCGCATAGATGTAGGGCGTCCCCAGGTCCCCGACATCCGCGCCGAAGCCCCCGCCGATCCACGCGCTGTCGTAGGCCACGGTGATCGCCCCGTACTTGGAGGTCGCATTCACCAGCACCTGCATGGCCTTGACGTGGCGCAGGCTGCGTGTCGGGTCGGTGCCGATCCGGATCATGTCCTTGACGCGCCAGCGCAGTTCAATCCACTGGTGGTTGCCGAGCGAGAGTTGCGTGGTCGTCTCCGGCCCCATCTGCCGCGGCCCCTCCCGCGGCACCGCCGTGCTCCGCCCGGCATCCACGACCGGCACCGTCGCCGTGCCCGTGAAGTCCCGGATCGCCGCGATGAGGTCGTTGGCTTCGAAGGCCGCGAAGTAGATGTTGCGGGTGAAATCGGTCACCGTGGCATCGCAGTCGAAGAGCACCCGGATCTCCTTCACCCCGTCGAGCCGGTCGATGTTGACCGAGACGTGCAGTTCATCGTCGGGCTGCGTCATCCGGTCCCCGATCTCGGAGAGGTCGTAGGTGGCGACGGCCGACTGCGCGCCGGCGGTGATGTCGACCTGCTTGTCGATCATGGTCGAGGTCGGCGTCAGCACGTGCTGAATAGCCTTGGACACGACCGTCTCGCCCGCACTGTGCGCGTCCTCGAGCCAGACGCGGCACGTCGGCACGCCGACCAGCGCCTCGCCCACGCTATGCACCGTCGTGGTCGCGCAGCGGAACGAGAGCAGCCCATCCTTGCCGCTGGCGATCGACAGGATGCGGACGTATTCGGTGTCGATCCGCACGAGGCCATCGACGACGAAGGCCTGCCGCGCCGTCACCGTCGCCACCGCCTCGGGATCGATACTGCTGCCGAGCGGCGGGGCCCCGCTCGGTTGCGTCACATAGCGGGCGTGGATGTACTGCCAGTCCACGGTCCGCACATGCGCGAGGAGATTGCCGGCTGCTTGAATCGTGCAGAGGCCCGGCCCGACGCCATCATCGTAGAGAATGCCGTCGATCGTGGTGTCGGCGACCGCCAGCTTGACATCCTGGACGAGCGTTTCTTCGGTGCCGATCGTCAGCAGCATGCCGATGCCGACGTTGACGGTGGAGGCGAGGGCCACCCCGGCATGGCCCGTCGTCCCCGCGTCGTAGACCACCGCGGTCGCCGTGGTGTTGACGCGATTGATGACCGAGAGGGGCCCCGCCACGACGCCCATCGGGATCCAGGTAATGGGTCCTTCAAAGCTCTCGATCACGCGTAGGCGCGGGGCTGCCAGCCGCACCGTCGGCGGATCGCGTGGCGGGGCAATGCCGGTCTCATAGAGGAGACCGAGAACGTTCAGTTTCCGCTGCCGCAGCCGGTCCGCCACGTAGAGCCAGGGCTGCGGGGTGCCGATGGGTTGCGCCGCCAACACCGTCAGCGGCTCGCCCGAATAGCCGCTATCGACGGCGGTCAGCGTGGCCCCGGCGGTGGTCGGCCCCACAAAGAGCTGATCCCCGGCGCCGGCGACGCGCCGGTTCGGGATGCCGCCGTTGAAGGGCGTGGCATCGTTGAGCCGGGCGATGGTGTGGACCTCGGTCTCCCCGGGCGTCGTCGCCACCGACACGGTGCCCGGCCGCACGTGCAGCGTGCCTTCGACGTAGCTGCGCACGTTGAGCAGGAACGGATACTTCCCCTCCGGCAGCAGGTCGGGCGGCAGGACGAGCGACAGCCCGCGGCAGAGGAACCGCATGACTTGGTTGACAAACTCAGCCACGCGCCGGCTCCGTGAGGCGCGGCGTCTCCGCCTCGTCGCGCGCCGATTGACTCACCAGGTGCGGCCGCCGCGCCGTCTGGCCCCAGTCGAGCGCATCGGTCACCCCCGCCATGCGCAGGAACCGCTCGAGCAGCGGCTGCGTACTCGTCACCCCGTCCGGGCCTTCCTTGAAGAGCGCCAGATGCTCGGCGTAGTCGTAGAGCATGTCGAGCAGCTCGGGCCCCACCTGCAGCGACTGGTCCGGGGTCGGGGGCATCGGGGCCCGCCGCACGACGTCGAGGGTCACACTGTAGTTGGTCGCGCCGGCATTGGGCACCGGCGTCAGCGCCACCAGATCGCCGGCGATCAGGACGAGCTCGGGAACGCCGGTGCCGGTCTGCCAGCGCGGGAGATAGCGGTCCGCTTCGGAGAGCGTATCGATCGGGACGACGACGTTGTTGATGCGCGCCGCCCACACCGTGGAGCGCGCCTTGGCTGCCGTCACGCCTTGCTGCCACCGCGCCTCGCAGTAGGCCCCGCGCGTCACGTCGAGCGCCAGCCCGTCCTTGCCGAGCAGGTCCGCCAGCGCCCCGAACTTCACCACCCACGCCCAGTCATCGGGCACGCCGAGCACGGTCAACGGCACCAGCGTCAGCTTCGGGCCGCGCGTCACCACGACCAGATCGAGGATCCCGGTATCGAGCGGCGGGGGCACCACTTGGAGCACCAACGGCGGCGTCTCCCCAACCGAATAGGTCACCGGATCGGCGGGGGGCCGCATCGGGCGCTGTACCCAATCGGGCGCGTAATGGTTGGCGGTCCAGACATCCTCGCGCAGGAGCGGGATCACGGTGCCGTCGGTGCGCTGCCACGCCCCGCGCCGCACGGTCATGACCGCTTCGTCGAGCGGCACACGCCCGTCCGGTGGCGGCGCAATGGGATAGCGCACCCACTGCTGCACCAGTCCCGTCTCCAGCCGGAACTGATCGCGGCGCCGGAGGAGGGCACTGAGCACGTCGTCCAGCGTGAACTGATCCGTGCCGGTCCAGCTCAGGCCCGGCGGCTCGAGCAGGTGCCGCTGGATCTGCTGCACCACGTCCGCCACGGTGACCGATTGGCCGCAGAGCTGTGCCAGTGTCGTCGTCAGGTCGTAGAACGGCTGGCCCGCTGTGGTTTCGAAGGTGCCGTGATCGCGAAAGTGGCCGGTGAGCGCGTTCCACGTCCGGAGCGCCTCGCGCACGTAGTCGGTCACTTCGGCCTGGCTGAAGCGGACGAAGCCCGGATCGGCGAGCCGCGCCGCCACGTCCTGGACCGCCCGGGTCAGCGAGGTCGTCTGGTAGGCCACTTACGCTCTCGTCTTGCCCCGGCCCCGCGCTTTGCCGCCACGCCGTTTCGGGAGCACCGGCACGGGCTTCTGTTCGAACGCCCGGCGGTGCGGACTCTTCCCGGCGGGATCGGCTGCCGCAAATTTCCGCGTCTTCATCACTCCTCCTCCTGCGGCGTGGCCGCCATGACCGCCGCCGCCGCTTCCAGTTGCGCCACCGCCGCCTCGAGTGGCGGAATCCGGGGATCGAGCGGCACGGCATCGCCAATGGTGTAGGGCGTCAGAATGCCTCCGCCGGCAAACTGCACATCGACCGGCACCGGCACCAGATAGACACTGAAGTAGCCGTTCTCGTCGGCGAGGAACGGATTGAGATGGGGTGTCGAGGCTTGGTCCGCGAAGAGCTCGACCAGCGCGGTCGTGCCCGATTCGAGCACGGTGACGGTCGCGCCCGGGGCCAGCCCGAGCGGCGCGTTGGTCAGATTCGGCGTCAGGGGCCGGACGTAGGCGTAGCCGTAGTAGTGGATGTAGCCGACCACCGGACGCAGGATCACCCCCGGCATGCCCATCTGGAACGTCAGCGCCGGTGAGATCTCGCCGCCCGGATTCTGCACCTTCACGCTGTACGTGCCGGGCGTCGCCACCAGCGGCTGCGTCGTCAGTACGCGCACCACGTCCGGGGTCACGCTGAGGATGTCGGCGTCGTGCAGGATGACCTCTTCGTTCGAGGGGATCGTCCACAGCACCCAGGCCCCCGGCTCGAAGTCGGACCCGAAGAGCGCGAAGGTCCACGTCGGCGGGGACAGCGTGACGTTGACGAGCATGAGGCTCGACACAAGGGGCGTGGCCATTTACGCGCCCTCCGCCGCGAGGAACAGCGCTGACACCCGCTGCTCGAGATCTGCGACGCGCGGATCGAGCACGAGCACGTCGGACAGCGTGTAGGTGCGGCCGTCGGCCTCCCGCACGACGAGATCGATCGCGGCGGGCACCACATACAGGCTGTAATAGCCGTCGCGGTCGGCGACGAAGGGATTGCCGAGGGGTTGGCTGCTGTCGATTTTGACGCCCAGCATCTGGTGCTCAGGCTGCTGGTGCAGCCGGATGTCCAGCCGGGCACCGGGTGTCACCCCCAGCACCTCAGGAGTCGGCATCGGTCACCTCCACCTCGTCTGCGGGTCGTCGGACAGCATACCCGTAATAGTGGATCTTGGGGCCAGAAACCGGGCGCCGGATGTCGATCGGCTCGATCGGCACCGCCAGCGGCGCCACGAGGATCTCCAGCGGGATCTGCGACAGGCGGACTTCGGGAATGAGCCGACGGATGATCTCGATCAGCACCTGGCTGACGCTGGCCACGCCCGGGTGCCCGCGCTTGTCGCGGGCCAGTTCGATGACGGCCTGCGTCGTGTCAATGGCGGAGTCGAGTTGCTGATGGGCGATCTCGAGCGGGGCCTGCGTAACAGTGAGGACGGAGGCCTGACGAGCGGCCAGCTCCAGGGACAGTTGCGTAGCCGAGACATCCTCCGAGGGGAGCGTCTCGCGGAGCACTTCGAGCGGAAGTTGCGAGAGCCGCGCGTCGACCGGTCCGACCGGAACGAGGAGGAGCACTTCGATGGGGAGTTGCGAGAGCTGTGCGAGGATCGGGGCGGCACTGGACGAGTGCAGCACCTCGAGCGGCGCTTGCGACACCCGCAGCGCAACTGGCTGGTCGGAGAGGACGAGCACCTCGAGCGGCGCTTGCGAGAGCTGTGCGGTGGTGACGACCGCCGTCGTGGCGAACGCCGCGAGCACGGCCGACCACGGCCCACTCACGCTGTTCGTCCAGCTACCGCTGGTCGTCGTGCCGGAGGCGGACGTCAGGATTCGGCGGTCGGCTTCACCCGCGATCCGATCGTAGGGCAGTTCCTCGAACACCTCCGTCCAGGGGGGACTGACCGCAGCCACCGTGATCGCGGACTGTGCTGCCGACACGGCGTGCTGCACGACGACGAAGACCTCGCTGGCGGTGAGCGCCGCCGTGCTGCCGGTCGCTGGGGCGGCGGAACTCCCGGTCGCGGACACGGTTGTGTCCGTCGCCAACGACCCGCCGCCGAGACCGCCGACCTCGATCGCCGCCCCGACCCAGAAGGGACCGCCGGTCAGCGACGAGATGGTGATCGTGAAGGTGCCCGCACTGGTAGCGACGAGCGGGCAGAGAAAGATGACGGCCTCGTTGACGCCACTCGTGTTGCTCGCGCGCACGACCTGGGCGTAGGCGGCATGGCCCTGGTTGTCGGTGCAGGTGAGCGAGCTTTCGAACGCGCCCCACTTGTTGATACAGACGAGGAGGGCATTGCCGATGGTGGGCAGGGTCGCGAAGGTGATCGTGAAGGTGCCGCTTTGGTTGCTGGTGTGCTTCGCGGTGGTCTGGACGTGGGTGAGCGCCATCGCCGAATCCGACCCCGCCCGATCAGGCGGTGACTTTCATCCCCGCTTCGAGCGCCGCGAGATCGGCCGCCGTCCAAGCCACGCCGGTCGCCGGGTTGACCGCCCGCACCTCGGAGAAGTACCCGAAGGTCGTGCTGGGCGCGACGTTCGCCCCGTCGTAGTCGGTGCCACTGGCGCGCACGACCGCGCAGACCTGGCGGGTGGCGGCGTCCGACTTGGCGACGTAAAGGTTGGTCTGGATGCCGAGGATCGCGCCAGTGAGCGAGAGGGACGGGTAGTGGTAGGTGTCCTTGGCGCCGACGGTCGCCGAGCTGTTGTAGTCGGTGATATTCGGCGGGTTCTCATCGACCAGCGCGCCGTGGTCGGTGCCGGTCGAGGGCGTCAGGCCGAGGTTGGTGCCGTTGCCGGTCTGCGGCAGCAGCGTCTCCACTTTCACCGGACCGAGGAAGTCGTTGTTGGTCGAGCCGGAGGTATCGCAGACGTAGACGTCGTCAACTGCGGACTCGCCGCCACTCCCGCCCAGCAGGATTCGATCCCATTGCCCGGTCGCCCCCGCGTTGTTGGTATCCACCCCGCTGGCCGTGAGGCCGGGGACGGCGACGCCATCGACCCGCACCTCGTAGGTGCCGGTCGTGTCGTGAATCACGGTCTTCAGCTCCACGTATTGCCAGCTCGCGGTCACGATGGCCGGGCTGCTGCTGGTGGCGAGCGTCGTGGCCCCGCGCTTGACGATGAGGGTGCCGCCGCTCCCCACACTCAGCTCGATGTGGACGGTGGTCCCTTCGCGCACCTGGAAGAGCACGGCGCCGATCTGGATCGTGGTCGTGCGGAACGCCGCGCCTACGATGGCGCCTCCGGAGGCGGGCAGCACCTTGGTGATGGCGTGGTTCCCGCTGGAACTGCCCCCATTGACGAACCGGACCGCGCCGACGCCGGTCCGCGTAAACCAGGGATTGAGGAACAGGGAGTTGGTGGTCTCGTACTTCGTGGCCAGCGCCGCGGAGTCGTTCGGCCCCTCGCGCGGCCCGCAGTGATCGAAGCCGTCCATGAAGCGCAGCGCCATCTACGCATCCCTCCTGACACCCGCCTGCAGCGCGTTGACGTTGGCATCGGTGAGCGGGTCGCCGTTCGGCATGGTCACGAAGCAGTCGCGGTTGCGGTAGAAGTAAGTCGAGGCGAGCGAGCGCGTGACGAGCGGCGTCGTCGTGCCGGCATGGCGCAGGAGCGGCGTCAGGGTGGCGTAGCCTTCCTCCGTGCGGCGGGCGTCGATCAAGAGCTGGGCGCCGATGATGCCGTTGTTCGTGTTGAGGTCTTCCATCTCGTAGAGGTCGGAGAGGCCCGCGGTCGCGGCGGTCACCTTCGTGGCCTCGTCATCGGGCGTCTGGTCGTTGACCGCGTCCCAGTTGGCCGCCGCGCCCGCCGGCGTCCACTGAGTGACCGCGCCGACGCCGTTCGGTCGAATCACGCTGATCTCGACGTCCCCGAGCGGGGCGTTCCACGGTGCCGGGCCGGAGCCATCCAGGATGTAGACGTCATCGATCCCCGCCGCATTGGTCGCGCCGCCGATGACGACCTGCGTCCAGCCGTAGGGCGAGAGCCCATAGGGCGAGGCGGGGGTGGTTCCCAAGCCCGTCGGGATGTCGAGGACGAGCAGCCCATCGATCCAGGCTCGCGCGCTGAGGACGGCGACACTGGCGGGCGGCACGGGCGCGACGAGGGTCTCGACTTCGAGATACACCCACTGACTGGTGTGCAGCGTGTCCACGGCGGAGAGATGCCCGACGCCATCCGGTCCAGTGATCCGGAGTCGGCCGGCGCCGATCGCGTCCACACCGTAATAGGTGCCGTGGATGTCGCCGAGCGCCAGGCCGGTGGCGCCGCCGAAGCCGCTGAAGTTGATCGCCATCCCGACGACGGCGGTGGAACTCGCGATATTCGGGAGTCCGATCACCCCGGTGCCGTTCATTCCGTTGCCGTGGCGGCCATAGAGACTGTGGATCGACAGGGCGTGGGTGGTGGTGTACTTCCGGTCGGCGCCCCCGAAGACCGCCGTGTCGTAGTGATCGAAGCTGTCGAGGAAGAGCAGCGCCATCAGATCCTCACGTCGTGGTCGGCCGCACCGCGTAGCCATAGTGGTGGAGCGTGGTGCCCCACGCGCGCACCGGCGCGGGAGCAGGCGCGGGAGCGTCCCGTGAGGCAGGCGGTGGGTCAGGTGCCTCCTTTGGGGGCGGTACCGCCGGAGGCGAGGAGAGCGCGTCCGTCATCCGCTTACGCTTTCTCCGCCTTGGCCGGCGTCGGCTCCATGCTCGGCCCCTCCGGCATGGTGCCTTTGATCGACTCGTCAGTGAATTTGAGCGGCAGGCCGCCGTCCACGCCGGCCGGGCCGACGTTCGGATGCTTGGTGTAGGACCCGGGCGCCTCGGTATATGAGGTCACGGTCTTGAACGGGGTCAAGGGCGACTCAATGCGCCCTTTGCCTTTGTCTGGCATGACTACCTCCACCAGTAGTATTCCGATCCCATGCTGTGACTTTGGAGAAATTTCGAATCGACCGGCCCGAACGCCGGCCAGAGCCGTTTCGGTCCGACCATGCTCTGCAGATAGACGTTATCGTCCTGGAGCTTCGCCGCTTGCAGGTCCAACAAATAGTCGCCGCGCGCCTCGCGAATCAGATACTGCCAGTTGGTGCGCTGGAGCGCCGGGAACCGCCCCGCATTCGCCGCCGCCCATGGATACGCCGAGCGGTAGAGCGCCCGGTTGAGCAGCAGCCCATCGGGCAGCATCTGCGGCAGCGCCTGCGTCCCCTGCGTGAAGGGCAGGCCCTGCCGCTTGTAGAGACAGATGAAGGTCTGCCCGCCGGTCGGGTGCGGCCAGAATTCATAGCGCGGCACCCCGGTCACCGTCGGCGCGTAGTCCGCGATGTAGTACGCGAGATCGCCGGCCGCCCGTTGCGGGTCGCGCACATCGAGCCACGCCTTGCTCCGGTCCAGCTTCAGCTCAATGCCGTTGATGGGATCGAGCACCGAGAGCCACCGGTTGAAGTCGAATTCCCCCGGCAGCGTGTTGACGAGCGCCTCCGCCGGCGGCAGGAAGTAGCACTGGAAGAGCCGATACCCGAGGCCGGTCCCGGAGGCCTCCACCACGGGGCGATCGAGGGTGAGCGGGCCGGTGGGCGTCGTCCAGCCCACGATGTTGTAAATCCCGCCCTCGGCGGCGACCCGAAACTGACGCTGCAGGAGACTCGCCTGGGGCACGGCGGCCCACGCCGCGGCCGCCGTCGCATCGGGCACAACGGTGGGTGATCCCTGCGTGAGCGTGACCGTGCCCGCCGTGATCAGCGGCGGCGCCGTGACGGTGCCCTCGGCGACGAGGAAGGACCAGGTGCGTTTGTCGAGCAGGTCGCGCCAGGCGCGCGAGAGATCCCGCCGCGCCTTGAGCGCCGAGTAATCGGGGATCAGCCCGGTGATCTCGCTGACCAGTTCGTGGACGGTGAGCGGCACACGCCCTTACTCCCCCAGCGCCAGCACACTGACCGTCGAGGCCGACAGGTCCGCGGAGGCGGCGGCTTCGGCGCCGGTCGCCACCACGATCCACTTCAGTTGCACGCTGGTGGCGGGGCCAACCGAGGAGAGCGTCGCCACGACGGAATGCGTCCCGTTGCTGCCCCCGTTCACGTAGTCGAGATACTTGAGGCCGAACGCGGCGGCCGACACCATCTGCCCCCCGGTCGTCGGATTCGACACCTGCGTGTAGGAGGCGGGGCCGCTGATCCCGTTCGGGGCCATGGCCACGCGCTTGCCCCCGACGCTGATCGGGTAGCCGACGAAATTCTGCACACCGGGATACGCCATAACATCTGCTCCGTCGCCGGGGCGCCCGGCTTAGCGGTCCGTCTTGTTCCCCGCGCGGCCCGTCGCCTTCCGCTCCTCGCCCTTGTCCTCCGCCTCGGCCTCCTTCGCCTCCTTCGCGGTCTTGGCCGCCGTGGCCTCCTTCGCGTCCTTGGCGGCCTTGGCGGCCTTGGCCTTTTCCTTGGCGTCCGCCTCGGCCTCTTGGGCGACCTTGGCCTTTTCCTTGGCCTGCGCCTCGGCCTCCTGGGCTTCCCCGGCCTTCGCTTGGGCCAGCGCCTCCGCCTCTTGCGCGTCCTGGGCCTTGGCCTCGGCCTCGTCCTCCGGGGCCTTCATCAGCAGAGGCGTAATCGTGCCCGTCGGCGGCAGACTCGACGTCTGGATGAGCGTGTAGTTGCCCGGGGTCACGCTGGGCGTCAGGTTGGTGCCCGCGGCCGTCCCGGCGCCGGTCGTCACCTGATACAGGTGCCGCGACACGCTCGCGTCCCAGTTGAGCGTGGCCCCCGCCGCCGGGGAGCTCGCCCCCGGCGCGAGGCGCACGTACATGAACTTGCCCGGCCCGACTGGCGTCGAGGGCGTCTTGAGCTTGATCATCTGCTGGGTGAGTTCGACTTCCATGCCGAGCTGCCCGGCGAATTTCGACAGCCCGGTCGGACTCGCCGTCCCGCCCCCGATGACCGCGTCGTTGACGTCGTCGACATAGCCGCTGGCAATGCGCAGAATCTGTGAGAGCATGATCGATCCTCAACCTGCGTGGTACATCATCCGTTGCGGTACCAAGTAACTGGTTAGGTCAACCCCCGAAACCGTATGCCTGCACGTTGGTCCGCGGCGAGGTGCACTGCAGTTGCTGCATCGCCTTCACCGTGCCGACGACCCGCGAATTGTCCTGCGCGGGAATGAACCCGCTGAAGCCGTAGCCGTAGACCGGGTTGTCCGCAATGCGGAAGAGCCAGTCGCTCATCCGGAACATGCCCAGCACTTCCGCCACCGTTACCGTAGTCCCGGAGGGCGGCAGATTGGACTGCGCCGACGCCGTCCCGCCGTTGGCGGTCGTGCCCGGCGAGGTGAACGTCCCGGTCAGGTAGTTGCCGAGGTCGGGATCGTTGACGCCAAACTTCAAGGACGGGAAGTAATCGTCCTTGAGGAACATGGCGTTGTTGATCTTCATCCCGCTGGTGCCCCAGTAGGGATCCCGCTCTTGGGCAAACCGCTGCTGCGGCTGAATCTTCTCTTTGATGTAGGCGTACAGCGCCTTGTTGCAGGTGATCAGATCCGGCTCCTTGTTGCCGACGCTCGCCGTCTGATAGAGCTCCTCGACCACCGCGTAGGAGATCGGCGCGGCCGCCCCGGTCGTCGGGTTGCCGCCGAAGTAGGGAATCGAGTTGAGCGTCGAGCCCACGAAGCCGTTGCGCACCTGCGTGCCGTAGCTCGTGAAGATCGAGCCGTCCCACCCGGGCGTCTTGCCGTCGTTGAGCGCCTCGGGCCAGCCGTTGAGGCTGTTGGGCCGGGTGCCGATGACGCCGCCGCCGGCCGTCTGCCCGTGCCGCGCCAGATCCACCGCCACGATCGCCGTAATGGTGTTCATGGCGTTGGTGAGATCGGTGTTGACGAGCGAGAAGGCCGCCAGCTCGCCGACGTTCTCGACCAGGATCTGCTCGAGGTACTCGGGCACCGCCACCTCGTAGTACTTCGGATCGAAGAAGGTCGCCGTCAGCGTCTGCCGCTTGGTGATGTTCCAGGTGGCGCCGGGCGCGTAGGCGCCGCCGATCATCGGCCGCACGATGTGCGTGTTCTGCATGAAGGCGCCGCCGCTGAAGGGCGCCAGCGACTTCGCGCGCAGATACGCCGCAAACGGCGTGGCCTTGAAGAACTGGTCGAAGATGACGCGCGGCCAGATCTCCTTCAAGGTCGTAACGTTAAGCTCATCCAACACGGGATCTGGCATGACGCACTCCTCGTCTTACGCCGGTTTCGCGTTCAACCGCCGCTGCCGGTAATCGCTGATGGCGGCGAGCACCCCTTCGGGCACCCCGGCGACATGCGCGGGCGTGTCCTTCGTCAACTGGGCGAGCACCGGGGATTGCACGAACGGGGGCGGCGCGGCGTTGTGCTGCGTGCCCAGCGCCGCCGCATCCGCCGCTTCCCGCTTGCCCCGTTCGTAGGCGTCGGTCTCGCGGCGCTTGATGTCGGCTTCCTGCAGCTCGCGCTGCTTGTCGACGACCTTGTATTCCTCCTGCCAGATCTCGCGCAGGGTCAGGTTGCCGTTGCCGGTGCGCTTGACGCGGTCCTGGAGGCGGTCGAGCAGGCCGAGCTGATTCGGCAGCGGCGTGCCGAAAATCTTGGCGTGCTCGGTCGCGATGTCGTTGAGTTCGGCACCGCTGCGCAGGGCGTTCCACGCCTGGAGGCCGGCGGTGGCTAAAATGCGCTGGGCGTCCATCGGCGACTCCACGGGGGCGGGGCCGGCGGCGGGCACGGCGGGTTTGTGCGGCGGCGTGCCCGCCCCCGGCACCTCAATGTCTTTGCTCCACGCCTCGGGATCGGCGCCGAAATCGGTGGCCATGCGGCGCAGGCGCTCCCGCGCCGTCGTCACCGCCGCGACGGCCTGCTCGACGCGGCGGTTGGCGGCCTCGAGCGTGGCGGCATCGCCCCCGCGCACCGAGTCGAGCGTCGCAAACTGGTCGTCGAGGTCCTTGCTCTTGCGCGCGAGGTCGGCCTTGAGCGGCGTGAGCGCCGCTTCGACCTGCGTGGTCATCAGCCCGGTCAGCTTGTCGCCGACGCCGGGGTTCTTGTCGAAGAGGCCGAAGAGCGTGGCCTGATCCTCGGGGCTGAGGCCGAGCTCGGCGGCGAATTGCTTGACGTCCAGCGCCATCCGTCACTCCGTCAATGAATCGTGGCTGGAGCCGGCGGCTCCGGGGCCTGCAGCGTCATGAGGATGGTGCGCACGATGTCCCCGACGCCCTTGTCGATCATCAGCATCAGTTGCTGGGTGCTCTGCGAGGCCCCGGGGAACTGACTGACGAGGGCTTCCATCTGGCTCTGGAAGGTGGCTTTGGCCTGGCTGACCAGTTCGACGGCGCCGCGCGCCTGCGCGCGGGGATCCGCCTGAGGCAGCGTCCCGGGTGTGCCCGCCGGGGGACCGACCATCGCGCCCGGCGGCGGCGGCGCGCCCTGCGTCGGGTCCACCCCAGGCGGCGGACCGCCCATCATGCCCGGCTGCAGCAGCATCCCGGCCGGGTCCCCGGCCATCATCGGCAACGGCATCGCTTACGCCCGCTTCTTGCCGCGCCCCTTGCCGCGCCCCTTGATGAAGGGCGTGTAGGTGGTCTTGATCGTGGTTTTCTTCCCGCCCTTGGCCATGTGCTGCCTCCACGGGTACAAAACAAAAGGCCCGATCACCGATCCCCACGTTGGAATCGGGTCGGGCCTCTGCGGTCCCTGAGCCTCCCCCCGGATCTCAGGTCGCCTGATTGGCCGTACTGGTGGGACAGTCTGCGGCCGAGGTGCCCCCGGTTGTCAAGCGTTTTTTACGGGGCGGGGCCCGGCGGGCCTCCATCGAAGATGGCATCCTGCCCCTTGCGCCAGCAATCACCGCACAGTTCCGCCCCTTTCAACGGTCCCTCCCACCGATACCCGCACCCACTGCACCGATGCATCAGAGGAACGGCGGATCCCAATCCCTGCGCCTCGAGAATGACGCGAGCAAACGTCTGAAGATTGAATTCCACGGTTTCCTGAGTTGTCCACAGTCGATCATCCGCCGCCCAGAGCGTGATCGCCTTCAACTGTTCCGCGTTCAACGGGATTGGACCTCCCATCGTCGGTAGATCGTCAGTCGCCATCGTGGACCCCTCTCAGGCGTGGCGCGGCGGTCGTTTCGGCTCCTTCCACCCGCAGGCCGCGCACTGCTTTTCGTTCCAGACGTGACCGCACATCGGGCAATTCGCCATCAGGCGCCTCAGAAGTCTGAAGGAAACTGTCCCGAGTCTGAAGGAAACTTTTCAGCGCGGGGACAGTTCCTCGCGCACCATTTGGTGGATCGCCTCAGAGACATCGGCGAGGGCCCGCCAGCGGTCACTGGACGGATCGAGCGGCATGCGCTCGTCCACGAGCCAGGCCGACAACCGGTTGAGAATCAACACGTGCGCCTGCGCCCACGCGAGGTCGTTCGGCGGTTCCGCAACGATGTGCTGCTCAGTCGTCATTACTGGGTGTTCCGCGCGATGAATTCTTTCATGGCTTGGACCATGTCCTCGCGCCGGGCGCTGCTGATGTAGAACAGCGAGCCGGCCTTGCCTTCCTTCGCTAACCCCGTTTGCCCGTAGCTGAAGATCAGGAGCGTAAAGCCGAAGCCGCTCGGCACCTGCGGCTTGATCTGGCCGGCCAGGTCACGGAGCGTCGCTTCCACGTCGGCACTGCGCACGTTGTAGCCGTGTTGCTCCACCACCGGCGGCGCCGCAGCGGGCACCTCACGGCCCTGCTGCCGAATGTAGGCCTCGCACTCCGCCTTGAGCGCATCCAGGAAGGCCACGCCCTCCTCCTCCGGCGTGTCCTCCTCGATCGAGGTGGCCACGTTCATGAGCATGCTGTAGGAACCGGCGTAGAACGCCCGCTCGCATTCCTGCACCTGCACCGCCGAGGCATCGTCCGGGATCACCACCCGGCGGTAACTCGCAAAGGCCTCCGCGACAGTCGGCATCATCGCTCCTCAGTTGGGCCGGCGCTGATCGCGCACCGTGCTCGGGCCAATCAACGTGGCCATCTGCTGCTCCATCTCTGCTTCCGTCTCGCCTGCGAAGATCATGATCCGCAGGCCGGCCGGCACGGTCAGGCCATGCGTGTCCTGCGACAGGTCAATCGGCTGGCCCGCTTCGAGCCGCTCCCGATTCGCCCGCGAGAGGCCAATGATGAGCAGTTCCCCCACTTCAATGGTCGCCCGGGCCAGAAACATACGACCTCCTCAGCGCAGGCGCGGCAACGGAATGTCGCCGACGAACAGTTGCAGCAGCCACAGGATCAGCACCAGCACGATGACCACCCGCAACACCAGCTTGATCGGCGGGGACATCGGCACATAAGTCTCGATGAGGTACAGCACGAGGCCGACGATGACCAGGACGACGATGAGGGTAATCAAGCCCATCGCGAGGCTCCTCCCGTCAGCAGACGTCCCGCGTCTCTTCCCAGGTGATCCAGACCTCCTGGCCTTGGGAATAATCGACCAGCAGGCGTCCGGATTTGCCGTAGCGGTGGATCCACCGTTCGAGCTCCGTCCAGCAGCGGGCCGGCAACCGCACCGTCACCCGCTCCGCCACCGTCTGCCCGAACGACCACGCAATGCGTTCGATGCTCTCGGTGCGATAGAACGTGGGCACCCCGTCGTCAGCCTGGGGGTGGGCGCCGTGGCCGTTGGTACTGCTCATGAGGTGGCAATCGTGCTGCGTGTCCCGCCGTCCTTCTGCTGAATGTGCGGCGTCCGTTGATAGGTCGGCGGGCGCCCGCGGGGAGCGCCGGTAGACACGCCGCCGCCGTTGGACGGAGCGCCCGTCGTCGGCCCCATCTGCTGCTGCGCCTCCGCCGCGAGGTCGGCCAGCAGGTGCTGCCACGCCACCCACCGCTCGATGATGTTGTTGGCGCCCTTGGGCGGCGGGCCGAAGTTGTCGATCTCGTAGAGCTCGGCTTTCGTCCACGGATCCATCGGGAAGCCGGTCTTCTCCAGTTGGAGCAGCAACAGTTTCTGGCTCATCGTCTGCAGCCGCGCCATCGAGTTCGGCACGACGTAGTACTCGAAATTGGCGGCGTGGCGGCGGGCCCGTTCGACCAGCGTGTAGCGGGACGGCCCCTGCTCGGCGTTTTCCCCCGGCAGGTGCGACGGCACGAGCGTCCCCGGATCCCAGTCGAAATCTTCCTCAACGGCGCCGTCGGGGCCGAGAATCTCCATGCGCTTGCGCAGCGGCCGAAACTGCAGGTTGAGGTAGCGGCGGAGTTCGCCGAGATCCCGCATGCCGCGCTCCATGCTGCGCGTCATGTCCTGCGCGAGCGGCCCGGCCATCTCCAGAATCTTCTCGATGGTGCCTTCCGAGGGGATCTGCCGCGCCTTGGCCATCGCCACCAGATCGCGCACGCCCATCATGTGGTCCTGGCGCTCCTCCATCTGCTGCACCCAGACCGGAATGTAGGCGGGGAGGTCGGCGTAGTTGACCGGCAGGATCGGCCGGATCGGCTCGCCCATCTGCATGTTGAGCCGGTACATCTGGCGCGGCTGCCGCGGGTTCCACCGCCCCGCGAGCCGTTCGCTGACGAGGTTTTCGTCGGCCGCCATCGGCGGCGCGAGGCGAATCATGGCGGCGTCGGTGATCCCGCGCATCAGGGCGTTGTTGTCCTCTTCGATCGCCTTCACGTCGTGGATGAGCGAGAAGCCGAGCGCCTCCCACGGCCAGTCATCGAAGCGGAAGCGGGTGAGCGGCACCAGGCCGTGCCACCACGGCGAGCTGTCATCCTCGAGGAGCACGCGCGAGGTCGCCACCATGCGCCGGCGCAGCGGATAGAGCCGCGCATCGTCGAAGGTTGCCTTGCGGTAGAGCGGCACCCCCTCCCAGCCGAAGGTCCCGGTCGGAATGTCGCTTCCGAGCGAGGGGACCGTATACGCCCACGACGTGCCCGGCTTGCCCATCAGGACGTCGTGCCCGGTCGTGTTGATCGACTGGTCAAAGATGTAGGCCTCATAGACGTCGCAGGTGGGGAAGATGTCGTCGCGCCCCTCGCGCTCAGCCGTCACCCCGGAGAGCGCCCGCAGCGGGGAGGTCATGAACGACTGCACGTAATCGAGCCCCTTGCGCGTCCACGCCTTGGCCCCGTGATCGGGCGCCACCTCCGCCGCCCGCGTCGGATACTTCGCCCAGATCAGGTGAATCGGCACCCGCGACAGCGTGATCACCGCGTAGCAGCGTTGCAGGTCGTGATCACGCGGCGGGTTGATGAGATAGACCTCGCGCGCCCCCCACACATCGGTACGAATGTCGCCCCGGCCCGGCCCGTGGAAGTCCGGATCCCACACGTGGCCGATGTAGCCAGTCCCGGTGACGGCCGTCTCCTGAAACCCCTCACGAAACGACCGGTCGGCAAACGTGTTGTACCACCACCACTTGTCCAACTTGTTGAGGATGACCGCCTGGTTGTAGAAGTCCGGGTTGTCGGTCTTGTTGGCGGCGGTCGGGCGCAGGTTGGAGAGAATCGACACCAGTTCGCGGATCTGGCGCTTGCTGCGCGGCACGCGCACGCGCGACATGTCTTCGGGAATGGCTTCGGTGGTGGGGGAGAGGATGAGATCGAGCGCCTCGTCGATCGAGCCATACGGGCGCTGCTGTTTCAGCCACTGCTCGCCCTGGCTGATGATCTCGCGCAGCCACCCGACCTTGGTGTCCTCGCTCGACGCCGCCATCGGGGCCCGGTAGTCGCTCAGTCCGGTCATGACCGTCCGTCCTTCCGCTGCATGCGCACGATGACGGCACGCTGAGCGCGCACGTCAGGGCAGATCTGCCGGTGGAGCTCCGCACACGTTCGGCAAAAGTGGAGCATCGGCACATCAAGGCCGGCACAACAGTGCGTGGCCGGGGCGAGGCAGACTTCGCAGCCCGTCCATCGCCTAGCTCCGGCGGCGCTGCCACTTCGTGCGCGCATCCCGGTAGGCCTCGCGGTTGCTCGCATCGTTTTCAAACGGCTCGACGTAGAAGCCGGCCTCCCCGCTGGTCGGTCGCCGCTGATTATGCTGAGCCAGGGCCACTTCCGCAAACGCCCGCCCGGCGGGGGACATCTGCGCCATCGCCGCCCGGAGGTCACTGCGGTTCTTCGCTTCGACCGTTTCCAGCCATGCGCACTCGCGTTCGACCTGTTGGCGGATCTTGCTGTTTTCCGCCGCGTTGACCCGCGCCTGAAAGCGCCGGACCTCGCCGATCGTGCGCAGTTCGCGCCGTTCGTAGCCCACCGGTACCGGGGCGTCGGTCGCGCCGGGGAAGCGCACCTCCCCTTTGGCGTTGACGTGGTAGACGACGGGGTCGAAGTGTTGCGCGGCCTGCTCGTAGACGGCACCGTGCGGGCAGAAGGGCCACTCGGCGATTCCGTAGTGCGTGTGACACCGGGGGCATTCGACGGTCGGTGGCTCCGGACCGAGCTGCAGATCGGCGGTGAGGGTGTCAAGGTCTTTCATGAGGTCCTCACGCGCGGCTCGAGGGCGGTCCGACATGTAACGCAGATCCACATCTTGAACCGGCGGGACCGACGCAACGAGAACGGACTCCCGCAGCCGCACCGGGCCCCCAGCGGTGCCACATTCGGATCGCCGTCGAGCGCCCGCTGCTGCCACAGCGCGACGGCGCGGACAATCATCGCTTCGAGTGATTCACCGGTTCGGCGCCGGGCCCGAACGGCCGCCCAGTTGTGCGCCGGGCCAGAACCAGCCAAGGCGATGCTGCGCGAGCCAATTCGAACGTGGAGTCTGGGGTGGCGCTCAAGGTAGGCGAGCGCCGCAGTAATGGTGACGGTCGGCGGCTCCGGACCGAGCTGGAGATCAGGCTCAGCGGTCATGGAGCCGTTCCAGCAGATGGCGGCGCCAGCCGTCGAAGGCGATGTCGGCGGACACCTCACCCACGGCCCCCGCGAATTGGGTCGCGCTGAGCCGCGCCTCGGTCAGCACCCCCTCGACGCGGAGGTCAAACTCATGCCGCGCGGCGGTAATCATCGCCCGCATGTCGATCAGTTCCGGCGTCTCATTCCTGCTCATGCACGCCTCATCTGACGGTATGACCGCCGGTCATCCGATGGTAGACTGGCGGTATGAAAACGGCCATCTCGCTCCCCGATCCCCTCTTTGCGCGAGTTACGCGGCTCGCGCGCCAGACCCGGCGCACGCGCAGCGCCGTGGTCGCGGCGGCGCTGGAAGAATATGTCGCGCGCCATGCCCCCGACGAAATCACCGAGAGCATCAATCGCGTCATCGCCGCGCTCGGCGGCGACACCGTCGATCCGGTCCTCCAAGCGGCGGCCGATGAGATGCTGCGGACGGTCGAATGGTAATGACCCAGGGCGACATCTGGTGGGCCGAGTTGCCCGCCCCGGCCGGATCGACGGCGGGCTTTCGGCGACCGGTCATCGTCGTGCAGAGCGACAGCTTCAACCGCAGTCAGATCGGCACGATCGTCTGCGTCCCCTTGACCAGTCAACTGCGCTGGGCCGACGCGGCCGGGAACATCCGCCTGACACCGCGCCAGACGGCCTTGCCAAAGGAGTCGGTGGCTCAGGCGACCTTGATCCTCGCGGTTGATCGCCGCCGCTTGACCGAACGCGTCGGTCGGCTGTCCGGCCCGACGCTCGCGCTGGTGCTCGCGGGCGTGGATCTGGTGCTCGGACGCACGCGCGGGTAGCGCCCCGATCGCCATGCCGTTCACGCTCCCCGCCGCCACCGGCGCCGCGCCTCGCGCGCCACCTGCGCGTAGACGGCATCAAACCGCGGCGGCATCCCGTGCGGACTCACGTCCCGCCCCTGCCACCCCGGATCCCACACCGGATCCTCGCGCGCCAGCGTCGTCCGCCGGTCCGTTGCGGTCTGCCGCGGCCCGCGTGTCTCGTTCACATACCAGGAGAAGAGCAGCATGCCGGCGGCGACGATCCGATCATCGTGCCCGCCGTAGGCGGCCCGCGCCGATTGCGCCGCTTCGTCCTTTTCGAGCGATTCCATCTCCGCCACGAACATCGGCGAGGCCAGATCGATCCAGCCGTTGTTGATGTAGGTCTGCACCATGTCGAGCATCCAGGCGCGGGCCCACTGGTTGGAGAAGAAGCCGATCTTGTTGCTGCGCGTCCGCTGCATGCGTTGGTCGTAGCGTTGCCAGACGTGGAAGTTCCACCAGCCGCGCTTCTTCATTTCGTACTGGACGGCTTCCCCCGAGCGCAGACAGTCGATCGACACCCGCGGTTGCCGCCGTTCCCCGTCGATCTCGGTCGCAAACAGGCTCCCGAGCGCATACGCCCACGGCCAGAAGCCCTGGCTGTTGATGTAGGGCGAGCACATCTCGACCACCTGCCCGTCGATCCGCGTCAGGCTCCCTTTGCGCAGGCCTTCGATCACCGAGGCGTCCAGCCCGATGCCGTCGCCGGTATCGACGCCGAAGCCGTACTCCTCGTCGGGCGCCGGCCACTCCCAGACGAAGATTTTGCCGTCGGTCGAGGCCCCGTAGCCGTCGTAGCGCACCGGCACCAGCTCGTAGCGCAGGTCGTGCGCGCCCCACTGCGCCCGAATCGGGATCGGGGGCAACCGGCTCTCGGTTTCCACCGACGTCGGCCGGTGTTCGATCGGCACATCCTCGCGCGCCGGCCCGAACCCCTGCAGTTTGTAGACGCCGATCGGCTCTTTCACCTGCTCGCGGCAGCGCGTGACGACCTCGACGCTGAACACCGAGTGATTCGTCGACTGAAACGCCTCGAAATCGTCCGCCGGACACTCCTGCAGGAAGCGATTGAGCTCGTTGCTCTGCTTGTACTCGTCGCGCGTGACCTCGTACCACCAGAGTTGCTCGCGCGGCAGCACCCAGCCCCGGCCGAGGTGCTGGCGGAGGCGCGGATTGGCCTCCACGTAGGCGGCGGCCCGCGCCGCATACAGCTGGAGCGGCTCATCCGCACGCCAGTCGGGCGGGATCGGGTGTTTCCGCAACCACCCCTCGTCGGGATAGATGTCCCGGCCCACATACCACGGCAGGAAGATGGGGCAGAGGCGGGCCCGGCCGCGCGCCCAGCCCTCTTTGGAGAGCCGCCACTTGGCGTGCCACCAGTTATCGCGCCCGAGCGCCGTCGATTCGAGGATCGCGAACACGTAGGGCGTCTCGTGCACGGCGTTGAGGAAGCTGGCGTCGATGTCCTCGGCGGGATTGCTCCATTCGCACAGCTCGGAGAAGTGCGCGACGTTCGGGGTCGAGCCACGGCTGACGCCGCTGAACTGGTTCCCCGACTGCGAACAGTCGAGCGCCGAATTGTGGCCGCCGAATTCGGCCGGCATCAGCTTGGACACCTTGGTGACGCGCGGCATCAGCCACCACGGCGTGTGCTCCCACACCGTGCGGATCATCTTGGAGAGCTTTTCGGTCTTGATCGGCGTCGAGGAGGCGACGACCGCATCGACATCCGCCCAGAACTGCACGCGGTGCGCGACGGCGAGCTCGGTCAGCGTGGAGACGCCCAACTGGCGAGCCTTCAGTTGGATCATCATGATCGCCCACCGCTTGGCGTCCATCTCCGCCCAGAGATCGAGCACGATCTCCTGCGCCGCATTCGGCCGGAAGGGCGTCAGGACCTTTTCGAAGCTGACGATCTTGGCGTAGCGCGTCGCCCAATAGCGGAAGTCGTGCGTGCAGATCAGGCGCTCGTGATCGATGAAGGCGATCTCGTCGGGGGTCAAGCCGCGCGTGAGGTCTTTCGTCTCGGGATCCCACGCGTCGGCGAGGATCCCGGTCATGTGGGCGACGTCGGCCGCCTCCAAGTAGGTCGGATCGAAGCTGGGGGTGGCGCGGGCCTGCGCCGCAAGGAAGCGCCGTGTCGTGGCCGGGTCATACATGGGCGATCAGGCCTCGCCTTCCTCGTCATCCCACGGAAAGACATCCGGCTCCCATTCCGCTGCCGGGAGGGCGGCCGTCCTGTGCGTCTCTGCGTCAGGTGGCCGGGCATGGACAGCGCAGTAGGGTGAGTGCTCGAGCGCCTCCGCCACACAGCGCAGCAGATGGCTGCCATCGATCGCCATGATCTGCATGCACAGGCGTCTCGGCATGGCAGCTCCTTCGCGCGGCCTCGCGGGCATCCGCTACTCGCCTGGCAGGGTCCGCACGACCTGGCGCGCGGTCCGGTCAAAGGAGGCCGGGCGCCCCGGCTCCGGCGGCCGATCATCGGGCAGCGCCGTCGCGTGATTGACAATCCCGACCTGAATCCCCTTCGCCGTCGGCAGATACCCGGTGGCCTGGAAGTGCATCTTCCGTTCGTCGGTCGCCTCCGCTTCGAGCGCCCGCTTCACCGACGCCTTCATCAGCTTCGGGTAGTGCATCGCCGCGATCGTCTTGCCCATCGCAATGTTGAAGTCGAACGCGCAGCGACTGACCATCCCGACAAAGTCGCGCGCCTGCATCTGGGCTTCCTGCAGCACCTCGGCGATGGCGACGTCGCCCCCGACCTCGTGGGACAAGCGGCGGTGGACGGCGACAAAGTGCTGCGCCTCGGGATCGGTCGTCGACAACTGCAGCAAGCGCAACACGGCACGCATCCCCCCGGGAATCTGCCGTACCGTCCACGCCAGCGGGTCCCCCTGAATCCCGCCGTAGGCCCGCACCAGTCCGCGGATGCTGACCGGCATCGTCTGCAGCGCCGGCTTCTCGTCGACCGGCTCTGCCGGCACGAGGGGCCGCACGTCGGTTACCACTGATCCCGGTGGTCGTCTTTTTCCCATTGCGCCAGGTCCTCCAGACGCGGCCGCGTCAAGGCCCGCTCGCCGGCGGGCGTCACCGTCGTGGGATCCGGCCGGGGCGGATAGACGCGCTCGGCGACCGTCGCCAGCCGATCGAGCGCCTGGGCGATCGCGCGGAGCGCCTCGGCCTCGTCGCTCACAGCCGCCGCTTCGCCCGCCGCTTGGCCGGCGCCCCGGAGGCGATCGCGCCGAAAAAGCGCCGCTGCTTCTCACTCAGCGGGTGCCCCTGCACCGTCTTATCCGAGAGGATCTGCCGGGCCTTGACCCGGCTCACCGGTCGTTTGGCCATAGGCCCTCCTCGCGCAGCCCGATCCCGCTGCACACACTCAGGTCGCGCACGCCGTGACCGTCGACAGCGCCGACGCCGGGAGCCGGCCGGTGGCCTGCGGGTGGAGCACCCGCACCGCCCAGCGGTGCGCGTGGGCGTCCGGCAGGCGAAACCCTAACGAGGTGCGTGTCCCATTTTCGCGAATGTCGTAGTACCGGCTGTCCTGCAGCGCCTGCAGATGCCGCTTCGCAAACAGGAAGACGGTGTCGTAATTGCCGATCACATAGAGCCACGTGTTGTCGTCCCGCCGGATGCCGGAGGCGACGTAGTTCCCGTCGCGGGGATGGGCCTTTTCGGCAATCTCAATCCACAGGTGCCCGGTGTCGGCGTACTTCTGATCCAACTTGATCTCGACGCCGGTGCGCGATTCCCCGACCGTGTGTTGATAGAGCCGGCTGCTGTAGGGCACGACGACGAGGCCGAGCGGGTACAGGAGATCCGCGATGAAGTCCTGATACTGCAGCCCCGCCTCCGTCGTGGCGACCCGATAGGCGGCGTAGTCCGTCATGCGGACGCCTCGGCCACCTGATCGCCCCACGTCGCCCAGCCGTCCGCCGGCGCACGCGCAAACAGTTCCAGCCGCGGGCCGTCATAGAGCTGTTCGATCAAGGCGCGGAATTCCGGCGGCTTCTGGCTGTGGACCGGCGATCGCGGAATCGTCTGGACCGAATCTGGCATCGGCGTCGGCCGGTCCGGCAGACAGGACCCGCGCGTGCCGATCAACAGCAGCTCATGCCGGACGGAGACGTAATGCCCGAAGTTGTGCGCGACCTTGTCCCAGATGATCGACGCCTTGTAGGTGAAGCCCCAGGCCTCGAACACCGGCCAGCATTCCGCCAGCAGCGGCGAGGTCACCCACAGGAACAGCACGGCATCGTCCCTCGCATGCGGCTGCACCGGCAGCGCGCACAGATCCGCGATGGACAGCGTGGCGTAATGCCGGTCCGCGCGCCCGTAGCCATCGGCGTCGTTGATGACGCCGTGGTTGTCGTACGCCCACGGCGGGTCGGCATAGATCACGCGGTACTGCCCGGCGATCGGCGCCGGGGCCTGCACGGGGCGCCGCTTGAGCTGCCGGTCCCCTTCGCGCAACAGATGCACGGTGACCCGTTCGTGTTCTTCGAGCACGCGCACGCGCCATTCGTCCACGATCTGTTCAAATGCCGGCGCCGGGATGGCCGCCAGCTTCCGCGCCCGGTCCGCCAGATGCTTGTCGATGTCGGCTTCAGTCAGTGTGGCCATAGAAACTGGGTCCACATCGGACCCGGTTTTCTTCGGTCGTCCGCCTTTTGCGAGGCCGATCCTGTCCCGCTGCGCCGCGATCAGTTCCCCGACGCGCCGTTCCGCCCGGAACCGGATCTCCGCCGCATCGACCTCGAGCTCGCGGTTCTTCGCCGACTTCGCCCACGCCCGCCAGGCGTCCGCGTGGGCCGCCGCCGCGCGCGCGCCGCCGACGGTGGACACGGTCACGAGGTCCCGCCGCAGCCGCGTGATCGCCTGACACGCCGCCGCATAGTGCGCGAGCGCCCGTGGCAGCAGGTCAGGCCGCGGCATCAGAAACTCCCGGCCGGCAAATCGACAATCCCGCCGGCCGTCTGCTGCATCTGCGGCACCGGCAACCCCGCCTCCCGCCGCACCGCATCGGGCGGCCCCACCCCGCCCTCCGTCAACGGCGGATGCGCCATGCCGTAGGTGGCGACCCGCGTCGCGGCCTCCGCCGTCTGCACCACCCCGACCGAGGAGCCGCTCCCGTAACTGTCAGCCAGCCCCGCCCCCGGCGACGGCCGCGCGCCACCGGTAATCGGCAAGCCCGTCCCGGTGTGCATCGCCACATCGGGGTGCTGCGCCGCCGGCGGCAGCGCCCCCTCCGGCTCGACCACCGCGGCGGGCGGCCGCGCCCCCTGCGTCTCCAGTACCCGCGTGATCAGCGCCTCCAACCGTCCGAGTCGGTCTTCCACCGCCGCCGGGAGGGATACCGCCGCACGGGGTCGCTCCACCGCCGCTGGCCCCAGGGCCGAGCCGCGAAACGGTTCCGCGGGACGCACGACCTCCGGCGGCCGCCCCAGCCCCCGCGGATCCGCCAGCACGACGTCCCCGCGCGCCGCCCCCAGATCCGTCCCGCCCGCCAGCGTCACCCGCCCCGCCGTCTCGACCTTGAGCGGCCCCTCCGTCGTCGGCCCGACCACCCCACTCGGCGGATGCGCCTGCAGCTCCAAGCTCCAGGCCCACGTCACGACGGGAAAGACGAGATGCCCCGCCAGCCGCGTGTCCCCGTCCAGCTTCTGCTGCACCTCCTGCAGAATCCGCGTCCGAATCTCCGCCCCGTTCAACCCGTGAAAGGCCCGCGTCGTCGGCGGCACCCCCGGCATCGTCATCGTGTCCTCCGTCTCGTCGCCGCCTTCACCGGCGGTTGGTTGAACGCGTCATACCCATGGATGGGCTGCGGCGGCGTCACATCCCCGACCCGCCGCCGATACAACTCCTCGGTGTAGTCCCGGTCGACCGCGTAGGCCTCGTCCTCCATCGCCCGGTGCAGCCGGGGATCGAGCGTCTGCCAGAACGTCCAGCCCGCCTCGCCCATCCGCCGATACTGATCCTGATGCTGCGCCTCGTGCCGCAAGGTCTCGTCGAACGCATACGACGGCGGATGAAGCGCCAGACTGTCCTCCATCATCGCGTCGTGCTGCAGCGGATCGACCACCACGGTGCCCCGCGGGTACTCCAGCGAGGTTTGCCCCAAGACGTCCGGCTGCAACGTCCGCAGCAGAATCTGCCGCAGCAACGCCGCCTCCCGCGGCGCATACTTCAACAACCGCTGATACGCCCGATCCACCCCCGGATGCCCCGCCACCACCGGCACGTCGAGCCGCGGCGACGCCGGCAACCGCGGCTGCCCCGCCAACAGCAAAATCAACTGCCCGAGCCACCCCTGCAACGCCGGCCCCGCCGCCGGCGCCCCCCCCGCCGCCTTGGCCAACGCCCCCGCCGCCGCCCCGGTCGCCACCGCCCTACCCCCGCCCCCCCACCGCGACCGCCCGCTCCTCCCCCTCCGCCGCCTCCTCCTCCGTCCCCCGCGCCGCGGCCGACACCGCCGCCTGCCGCCGCACCGCCCACCCCACCCAGGTCTGCAACGTCACCCCCTCCTGCGCCGCACACACCTTCGCCACCCGCCAATCCCCCTCCCGCATCCGCACCGGCCGCGTCGTCTGCGCCCTCGTCACCCCCCCGCCCCCCTTCCCTGCCGCTACTTCGCTACCGGCCCCAGACCCTACCCCCAACCCTGCCGCACTGTCAAACCCCTCGTCTCCCGCCGTCTCCCCCGTCCGGCCCACTGACCGCCCGCGGCCGCCCGAGACCTCCCCCCTCCGCCCACAGGACAAAACTTGCGGTTTCCGTCTATGGACGCCACGCCCCAGGTGTGCTAGGCCCCCCCCCGCACGCCGTATACTCCCCCCATGACCGTCTCCGACCTCCTCGCCGAACTCCAGCGCCTCGTCGCCGCCGGCTACGGCACCCGCCTCGTCCGCATGGGTGACCCCACCACCTCCGACTACGCCGAAGTCACCGGCCTCTGGATCCCCACCGACGAACCCGTCATCGACCTCGAAGCCGCTGAGTGGACCCCCGCCCCAGACGCCCGCCTCCCGCCTCGTCGTAGCCCCCCCCGCCTCCGACGCCCCGCCCCGTCCCAAAGAGCCAGACCACCCACCCCGTAGGCTCCCGTGAGGCTCGGTGCTCCCCCCAGGCCCGGGAACCGCCGGGCCCACACCCCCACCCCACAAAAAACACCCACCAAAAAAAGACGGGTCCGGTCAAGCGCCTGCGCTCGCCGCGGGGGGCGGACCCCGTGACAATGCCGGCCTACTCGGTCGCCTTGGCCACGGCTCGAGCTCGGCACTCGAGCTCGTTGCGCGGTCTCGAGCTCGTTGCGGGGGGGACTCGAGCTCGTTGCGCTCGAGCTCGTTGCGGACCGTGGGCCCGTGTCGCCCGGCGGCCGCCTAATCCTGCCGTGCGACACAGTCAGACTTGACTTTCCCGCAACATACCGTATACTTCACCATATGCGTATCCCTCCCGCGGCCGCGGCGCGTTCACTGCTCCAATCTGCGGATTTGCTCATGAATGTTCGTGCGGGTGCGCAACCGTCCGCGTTCGAGCTCGGCTCCCGCGTGGGTGAGCTCGATTTATCGCGCCCGTGCCTGGCGAGACCGGCCACGGGCCCAAACGAGCTCGATTCGGACTCTCTCTCTCGATAGTTCGGTCTCTAGCGTCTCTTGCGAGGTAACCCTATGTCACTAGTAACAGTTGAGCTTTCGCAGGATCCCGTGCTAAAGCGGGTCGTACTTGCCGCATTTCCCAACTACCGCAAACGCCGGGCGTTTGTGTCCCCGTTCGGCGACCGTGGCCAGAGCATTAACAGCTATTGGGACGGTGGATCGCGCGATGTGCACGCGATCGTGGAGCTGTCCACCTTGCGGCAGAAAAGCCTCCCGACGTCGACACATCCGTACTTTGACGTCGCGCGACAGGGCTTAGCGAACGTCGCCGATCCCTACGTCACGATCGATCGGGTCGGCAACGTGACACTCCGCGCCATACCGCCGGGTTTTGTGCTCGTAACGGCGGGTACGTTCTGCGGGAAACCGGCGACCGCCCACCTACATTTTCATCCGGCCGATCTGCCGCGGTATCTGCCGGCGGCCGCGGACCGTCCCGCGTTGACGTCGGGCCAGTAACACGCGGACTCGAGCTCGGTTGCCCGCAATGGGTGCCGAGCTCGTTTCCCTTTTCCTAATGGAGCTCCCTATGCGCGGATTACTGGCGGATGTGAAAGCCCGTGGTTTTGACCGATCGCGACTCTATAACTCCCGGTCGGTTACGGTTGCCTGCAGTCAATGCGAAGCGATCGTCATTTGTGGCGTTCCCACGCATGAGACCGGCTGCCCGAATGCTCTTCATGAGTGCCACGGTTGCAACGCGTTGATCCCGGTCCGGCAACGGTACTGTGGGGAATGTGAGTAACCGTATGCGGTCCCGACGTCGCATCAACGAATACCTCATTCCCGATCGGCATTTCATCGCGACTGTGACGTTCGCGGACGGTCGCAAGATTACCGCGAGCTTGTACGGTCGCAACTGCAGCGAAGCGGAGCTCCGCTATTCCCGGGAACATCCGGACGTGCGATCGATCGTTGTCCATCAAGAGTGCTGGCGCTAGACCGTTTTGCCTTAGGGGACACCTAATGACGAAAGCACAGGAAACCGCATTATTGGCCCGAACGATTGAAACGTTCGGGCCGAGCTCATACCTGGGCCCGTGGCTCGCTGAATACCGGGCCGAGCTCGAGACCACGATCGCGCAAGACTTGCCACCGGCCGCCATGTTACCCGCGGCCGCCTATGCCGAGGCCCGGGCCATCCTCGAGACCGCCCGGCAGGATGCCGAGCGGATCCGGACCGAAGCACGAACCGCGGCCGCGGCCGAGCTCGAGCGCGCACGGGTGGAAGCACGCCGCTTGATTGATGAGACGTTCGCCACGATCGGCCGTGCCCAATCGACACTCGAGCGGTTACTAGACCATATGTGAATCTGCCGCACGTGTGCGACGTTCGCCCGACGGCGCCCAACTCCATGGGCGCCGTTTTTTTGGCGTAACGTCTCTTTTGCTCTTGCGTTCCCACACTATACCGTATACTGTTACATATACGTTTTGACTTGGAGCATACCCTATGCAGATCCGCATTGCCCCCACGATCGATCATGCGAGCAATCCGCCCGGCAAATTGGCGGACGCTGAGCTTTGGTTTACGGACGGTCCGTTAGCTGGACTCAAGTTAATCGGCTTTTCTGTTTGGGAACGTCGCACAGGGAACGGCCGAAATGTGACGTTTCCCGCTCGGCAGTATGCCGTGAATGGTGAGCGGCGAACCTTCGCGTTACTGCGCCCGAACGGGACCACCGGCGACGTCGACGGACAGGATCGGGTACGCGCGTTGATCTTGGAAGCCTTCGACGCGTTCGAAGCCTACACGGGACCGGTCAACGGTCCGTTTGCATACGCGATCGCGTAAGTGTCCGCCCGTGTCCAGGATGCCAGCCCGGACACGGGCGTAACCTCTAACCCGGCCGTTACCCACGATTCGAGGTTTACCCTATGTTACTCAAACGTGAGCTCTTGTCGACGGTCCGCCCGGCCGTAACCGATGCGGACACGCGGTATACCCTCAGCTCGATTCAAATTAACCCGAATGGCGCCGTGGTCGCCACAAACGGGCACATTCTGATCAAGGCAACCGAGCTCCACCCGATCCCGAACGCTGATTTTCCCGTTGTCCCGGGCGTTCCGGAGTGCGTAACCGACCCGACGGCGCCGATCCTTCTGCCGGCGGACCTTGCCGATCGGCTGATCAAGGCCATGCCGAAACGGTCTAGCCTGCCTGCGCTGTATACGGTGTCCGTTACCGTTAACGGCGACGGGAGCGCGTATGCGGCCGCCACCGATCTTCAGGCGCCCACGGTGGCGAAATTGACGCCGGAAGAGGGGCAAACCTTCCCCGCGTACGATCGCGTGTTTCCGGACAAGGATCGCCCGGTCGTTTCGATCCTCCTCGGGATCCCCGTGCTGGAAGTACTGATCAAGAGCGCCAAAGCTGCCGGCGCGAAAGGGATCAAGCTGGCTCTGCCGACCCAGGCGAAGTATCAGGAAACGGACACTGACGGGAAGGATCACGCGTTTAACCCGGTCGACTACCGCGATCGGGATCATTGCAACGTGTGCGGCGAATCGCGCAAGGCGCACGAACGCCCAACCGGTCTGATCTCGAGCCAGATCACGGCGACCTATCGCGGATCGGACGTCGACGCGATCGCGGTAGTAATGCCGATGCGCGAGTAATCCCCCCCCGCGGGCCGAGCTCGAGACGTCGTCGCCCGGACGTCTCGAGACGCCCCGCCCATCCTGGAGCGCAAAAAGCCATGCATGAGTTAACGGTAATCGCCTTGCGCGATCTACTGCTCCGCGCCGCGGCCGAGCTCGCCACACATCCGCAAGCCGGCATGTCGTGGTGTCGATCGCTTCGGGCCGAGCTCGAAGCGGCCGCCGATCTGGCAAATGCCGTGATCCACGCGTCGCACATGGGAACCGCGGCGCACGAGCCGATCTTGATGTCGCCTGGTGTCGTCGACAACTCGCCTTCTGTCGTCGACAACTCGCTTGACATTACATAATGCCTGGTATTATGATTGGCATTATGAACGAACGAGACAGGCAGACCGGACGCTATACGGACACCCGCTTAACGAAACTGTGTGTCTGTGGCCATGCGCTCGGCCAGCACACAGCAGACAAACAAGGGCCGGTCCAGCCGTGCTTAGCGCCAGAGTGCGAGTGCGAATGCTTCACGACGCCCAAGAAACGAGCCTAGTAAATCCCACCCGAACCCCCACGAGGATCCCGATCATGAGTGCCGACATTCACCCGTTTCCCACACCCGCAGAGCCTGCCGAGCCGGCGCCGACCCTAACGCCGGCGGACCGCTGGCGCATTGGCGAAGCCAAAGCCAAAGCGATCGAAGCCACCCGCCCCGCCTGGGCGCAAGCCGTGATCGTCGCCGAGCTCGAGGAGAGCCGTTGCGACTCCATGAGCGACTATTTCAACTCCGAAACCATGCGCCGCGTGGTGCTCGCCTGGTCAAAGCACAAGCGCGATCTGTTTCCGGAGCTCCGCGCGGCCGCGGCCACGTTCGAAGAGACCGCCGACCTCGGCCCGGGCTGCGACATCTACCGCGCCCGAATCGTGCTCGGCGCCGACGTCGTAACGCACGGTACCTATTACTCAAAGGGCCAGCATTCACCCTGGCATACGGAACCGTTCGCGGACGATGAGAAGTACGGCCGCGGCAAACGGTTTACCACCCGAGCAGCCGCGGACGCGTTTGTGAGCGCGAACGCGGCCGCCGCGCACCCGATCGAAATGCAGACGGCCGCCGGTCCCGTCGTCGTCCCGTTCGAATGGCAGATCACCCACGAATCGATCGAACACCGTGAGAAGTACTCGATGGGACACGGGTACTACCTAAGCGCCGGCGGGCGGTACTCCGGCTGGCAGGTGCGCAAGACCTGGACCGTCGACGGGCATCCGAACCTCGAGAGCCGGATCGGCGCCTCGGCGCCGGCCCCCGCGGCCGCCCCGGTCGCCGGCGCCGTTGACGGGATCACCGTGAGCCGAAACGCCGAGCGGAGCGGCCTCGAGATCCGCTTTCCGTCCAAGCCCGACGACGCCACCCGCGATCGCCTCAAGGCCGCCGGCTGGCGGTGGTCGCGGTTTTCTTCCTGCTGGTATACGCGCGACTCGGCCGCGGCGCGGACGTTTGCCGCCGAGCTCACGGGCAGAGCGATCGAATAACCCCCGGGCCGGCGTGCACGTGGGCGCCGGCCCCCGTTGCCCCTTTCGAGGAGGGCGCCATGCCGACCCGTTACGACCGGATGAAGACCGAAGACTTCGATCGGCTGCTCGCCGAAGAGATGGATCGCGCCAATGCCAAAGCAAGCGATCTCCTGACGATCCCCGGGATCTACGACATCGTCAGCGAGTACTACAACAACGCGGTGCTCGAAGCCTGGGATCTCGAGCAGGAACGCGACGAGGAGGAAACCCGCGATGAGGCCTGATCCCCTGGTCGTGCTGCTCGGCGCCGAGGGGGTGTCCGAGCTCGAGGGCCAGTCCTGGTTGCGGGAGGCGTCCGCCGACGAAACGGCCGCCTTTGTCGCCGGGCTCGGCCTGGCGCCCGAGGCCAATCCGTTTCTCGATCGGCTCGGCCGCCCGTACTGGGCCATGGTCCTGATGCCGGACGCGCCCGAACCGCTGCGCGCGAAAGCTCGACGGTATCAGCGCCTCGTACGGCTCACGGACTAGCGGGAGGGCTCCCTAGCCTTGCCCCCGCGACGATCGCATCACCTGGGCGTCGGCATGGCCCGCCGGCGCCCATTTCATAGGAGATGGCCCAATGGACGACCACGAACGCGAATTAGCACGCAAGCTGTACGACCTGCACTTGGAATTGTTCACCCAGCAAGGCGAGGAAATAGCCGCCTTGCGGCAGGCCATCGCGGCACTCGCCCGCAGTCACGACACCTTAGGCGAAGTGTTCAAGATCGTCGGCCAACTGGTACGCCCGAGCTAACCCCAACCCCAAGGAGACCCCGCCGCCATGAGCTACCGAGACCGCCGTTTACGCCGCGCCGCGCGCCTCCGTGATTGGGCCGAGCGCCGGCAGAACAAAGCCGCGGCCGCCTTCGCGACCGCCAAACAGACCGCCGACGGGATCCCGTTCGGGCAACCGATCCTGGTCGGGCACCATTCCGAGCGCCACGCGCGCCGCGATCAAGACCGCATCCACCGCAACATGACCGCCGGCCTCGAGCACGAACGCAAGGCCGCGGACATGAGCCGCCGCGCCGACGAAATCGAGCGCCAGGCTGACGCCGCCATCTACGACGACGACCCCGACGCGATCGATCGCCTGAAAGCCCGCATTGCCGAGCTCGAGGCCGAGCGCGCCCGCTGTAAAGCCATTAACGCCATGCTGCGCAAGCACGGCCCCGCGGCGTTGACCGCCGGCACCCACCTCGATCCGCCGCTGACCGCCGCGGAGCGAGACGAGATCCTCATGATTGCGCGCGTGCAGCCCTGGACGGATGCGATCCGTAAGGGCTTCCCGCCGTATCACCTGCAAAACCTTGGCGGGACCATCAACCGGCAGAAAAAGCGCCTGGCCGCGCTCGAGGCCCAGCCCGCCCCGACGCCTAGTGACGAGAATTAGGTTTTACCGTATAATGTGAGAGAGGACCCATGCCCGCTCCGATCAACATGGCGTTGTATCGCGTGCTGATCCAGACAGGTGCCTCCGAGGCGGACGCCGAACAAGCGGCCCGCCTCGAGGCCGGCGATCTCGTCACCAAAGCCGATCTGTTGGCCACGGGGGCCGATCTGCGAGCCGAGATCCTGAGCCTAGAAGCGCGACTGTCGAAGCACATTACACAAAGTTTGATCTGGCTCACCGCCATTTACGCCGGGCTGACGACGATGATTCTGGCGCTGTTTCAGTGGGCCCGATGAGGACACCGTAAATGCCACACCCGAAGATGTCGCCCGAAAAAATGACGTACCTGTGGGAAGACGTCCCCCGCGAGCTCATGCAGAAGGCCAAAGCCAAGGGCCGCGCGCAGGATCCGCCCGTCAGCGTGAAATGGGTGCTCGTCAAGCTGCTGCAACAGTGGGTCGACGGATCCCGCCGGCTGTAAGGACGTCATGACCGAGCACACGTGGAACCTCTCATTAGCCGTGCTGCAGGTGCTCGTGGCCCTGGCACTGCTCCTCGTGGCGCTCTACCAGTGGATGCGCTAACGCTCAAGCGGCTCCTGCGGGAGAACCGCCCATGATCTGTCGCGTGTCGCCGCTCGTCGCGTGCCCCTCGATCGGTTAACCGCTGAGCGGCTCGCGTTGGTGTACGCCCTGATGATGGAGTCTGATCCCACGGCGCTTCGTACCGCCCGCCAACTACTCGCCCGGGCCGAGGGGTTATTGACCCGCAGTGCCCAGGCCCACCAAGAAGCCCAAGACACTGTCTCGGCGCTCCGCGCCCAGATCCCCCAGGCGGCCATGCGCCGCCCACCCGTTACGACGACACGAGGAGTACCACCCATGACCGATGCCCCGAGTTGTCCCCCCACCGATCCGCTGCCGCCGGCAGAACTCCTGACCTTACTGGAGCAAACGGCGAGCAGCGTACGCGACGTCACGATCGAACTCCTCCACGGGGAGGAACCTTATAAGGACACCGCCGCCGCGCTCCGGGAGTTGATCGCCGGCCTCCATGCGACCTTCACGAGCCACGATCAGCGCATGGCCATCGCTCGCCAAGCGATCCTCGTGCTGAATGAAATGCACGCGCGTCTGCTTCAGGTCATTCCGACGACCGAAGAGCCGGCCGCGACGCCTGATCCTGCGTCCGACCGCTAACCCGCCCAGCCACCGACCGGCGTCCGACGGAGATGTTCGTTAGACCGGCGCGCATCTTCGATCGGCGCCTGGGCCCCGACGTGGAGCAACCGATGCTCCACCGCAAACAGCGTCGCGGCCGCCCGGCTCGACACCCCGATCTTGTCGTAAATGTGCTGGATGTGGTGGCCCACGGTTTTGGGCGTAATGCCGAGCGCCGCGGCCATCGCGCGGTTGGACCCGCCCCGCACGAGCAGCCGTAAGACCTCGAGCTCACGACCGGTGAGCCGCCGCGGCACGCTGGACGTCCCTACTGCCATTGCCGCACGGCATTATACGGTCGACTTAGGACAACCGAATGTCCCCGAGGAGCCCGCGCGCCAGCCAGAGCAGCAGGATCACGAGCACGGCGCCCTGGACCCGGCGCTTGATCGGCCGCTCCGCGATCGGATCGGTCTGAACGAGGTAAAGCACCACGCCCACCACGACAAGCGCCATCAGCAATTCGAGCAGGCCCATTCCCTCGGCTCCTTTCAGTGCCACCGGTCCGCGTCGACGACGCGCGCCGCCAGCGCCGCCCACTCCTCGTAGAGGCGCCGCGTCGCCGCCTGATCCTCGAGCGACCGGCAGCGCAGCGGCCGCCAATACCGCAGGTAGTGCCACAGGTCCCGTAACAACTCTTGGGCGTCGCCGACCTCGGGCACGCTGACCGAGTAGTAGCGACCGTACAAATCGCGCCCGTTGCGCTTCCGCTCGAGCCGCACCTGCGGCACGAACAAGAGCCGGACGTACCCAAACTGGCGATGGGCGAGGGCCAACCGCTCCTCGTTGATACGCTGGCTCTCCGCGGCCTTGGCCGCCATCCGCCGCTCATGGTTGCGCTTCGCGATCGCTTTGACCCGGGCCCACCCGGCGGCGTCCAGCGTTCTCTTCGGTCGGCCCGCGGTGGCCATACGGCCGTCTCCTTCTCCTGATCGCGATAATGGATCAGCTTCTAGTACTTCTTCTTCTTACCCGGTTACACCGGGTGACACAGTGACAGGGGGATCTAAAGATCCCCCCCTGTCATGTCACCTGTCACGTGACAAGAGATCATGACATCGCGTGACAAAGTGTCACGATGTACCGAAGTCCTTGCCGGTGTACCACTTCCGGCGAGAATACCCGTTGAAAATTCGTATACGGTTCATGGGGTGTCACGCTCGGATCCCGTGCCTGAGCTTACACGACGCCCGAGACCGTCTCAGACTGTGTCACGCGCGGTGTCACGAGCCGGACCCGGGTCACCTTGTCGGGGCCCTGGAACCGTTCGAACACCCCGCGGCGCCGTCGGGTGATCTGGATCACGGTGTTCGGTTTCGCGCCGAGCTCCTCCGCCAGGCTGGGGACCGACATCGCGCCCTGCGTCCGTAACAGCGTCTGCATCCGGTGCCACAACGGCAGGCCGGCGGCCAAGTCGGCCACCGCCTCGACGGCTTGCGGCGTGACCTGGGTCCGGCGGCCGTCGAAGTCAAAGGTAAATCCCGCCGGCGGGAGCAGGGGGCCCAGATTCGCCTTCCGGTTGAAGAGGCCGATCGTCATCCGGTCCGCCACGTCCTCGTCAGATCGCTGCACGAACCACGTGGCCCGCGCGAGGTTGTGCCAGAAACTCGAGCCGAAGGGTTTGCGGTCGGCCTGCTCGCTGCGGTTGGTGTGCGCCAAGTGCAACGAGCCGACGCCGAAACTGCGAATCGCCCGGAAGTAGGCCGTGGTCACTTCGGCGGCTTCCGGCGGCCCGTCACACGCCACGGCCACCGAATCCACAATCAGGTAGGTAATCCGCTCGCTGCGGATGATCTTGAGCAGCCGGTCCGCCTCGGCGACCAGGGGCCGCTCGCAGGTCACATACCAAATCGGCGGCTTCTGGGAGCCGAAGAGGCGTGTGAGTCGATCAACGTGCTCGTCCGGCAGGAGTTCCCAATCGGCATAGAGCACCCGCTGGCCTTGTTGCGCGAGGCGGCCCGCGAGGTAGAGGCTGAGATAACTTTTCGCGCTCCCGCCGTCCCCGAACAGGATCACCGGGTGATGGCAGAGCAGCGCGAGACCCTCGATCCGGATCGCGCTGTGGTCGGCCTCGACGTGCGCCGTGGTATCGAGGCGAATCGCCGGTGCCCCAAGGCGCTCCGCTTCGAACACCCGTTCGCAGAATTCCTCGAGCGCCCCCATCCAATCGATCTCGTCACCGGTCTTGGCTCGCTGGGCGAGCAGTTTGGCGCGCTCGGTCCGCGCCCGGGCGGAGGAGAGATTGAATTCCGCCGTCAGCAAGGCCCCGCCCGGCGTCCGACTGGTGCCGGCCACGTCGCAGCGCACCGTCAGCTCGCCGGTCAATTCGTGGTGGTCACGCCGCACCCGACCCAGTTCGAAGGTAATCCCGGGCGGCAGCCGCGCCCAGAGATAGCCGGTGCCGTCGTCGGTGCGACGAAATGTCGTCAGCGCCGTGTCGGCGACAACCGGATCCGGCGGGGCGGCACTTGTCGGCGTCCACCGCGTGGCGGCCCGCGCCAGGGCCAGCACATCCACGGCGGTATGCCCCGCCGCCAGATACACGCTGAGGTCACCCTTCGGGGGCACACCGGGCAGCACGACGATCCGCGCCTCGAGGCCCGCGCTGTGCACGCTGGCGGCCACCTGTTCGGCATGTGCGCGGCCGGGCACATCGTTGTCCGGAATGATCGCCACGCGCCGCACCCCCGCGGCGACGAGCTGCGCGGTCAGGTCCTGCGTCCATTTGCCGCAGCCGCCGGCGTTGGTGGTGGCCGGCAAGCCCACGCTCCACGCCCGGTCGACGTCCTTCTCGCCTTCGAGGGCAAAGATCGCCGTCCGGCCCTTGAGCTCCGGGAGGCGATAGCAGACGCGGCGCACGCCGCTCAGGTTGTAGATCCACCCGCCGGCCCCGTCCGGGCGCCGTTGGCGGAAGTCTTTCGGCACGAGCCGGACCGCTTGAGAGAGGAGGGTGCCCTGCTCGTCGCGATAGTCGTACAGGTCGGTGATCGCCGCTTTGGGCGTGCCGTTCGGCGGGAACAAGGTCGATACGTCCAAGCTGAGGGCGCTGACAATCGCCTCCGGCGTACACCCCGCATGACAGTGCACGAGCACCCGCCCGTCGTCCCCCTCCCGGACCGCCAGCGAGGCGTGGCGGTCGTCATGGGCGGGGCACCGGGCCAGCCACTGGCCGCCACTCGGTTTCGCCGTCGACAGGTGCCTCAAGAACGCGTGCAGGGTCTCGCTGGACATGCGGCCGCCACCTCACGACGTCCCGCTGTGCGGGCGGCAATGTAACGCGAATCGGTAAGGCCACGTGCCCACTTCCCAGCGGCGTGACGGTCCACCGCACGGCCTCGTCCGCGTTCCCCGCGGCCGTCACCCAGCGGCGATCATGCAACCACGTGTGGTGCTCGTGACAGAGCCCGAGAACATTGGTCGGGTCGGTGCGCCGCGCCGGGGCGCGCGAGCGGAAGACGACATGGTGATGGTCGGTGATCGGCCGGGCACAGAGCGGAAAGCGGCAGGTGCCGTCCCGGCGATCCACGAGCGCATAGCAGCGGGCGAGCGTCATGGCTCAGTGCCGGGTACTCGCGGCGTCGGGGTCGATCATCCGTTCGGCGAGCTGCTCCAACAAGTCGCGCAACTGTGCGAGCTCCGGGAGCGGCCGGCGCGCGTGGTATTCCAGATCCTGGGTCAGCCAGTGCAAGAGGGGGACGAGCACGAGGATGGCGTCCTGTCGGTTGCGCGGCAACAGGTCGATGATCTCGAGCAGCGCCTCCGCGAGACCATGGTTCCAGACCAGCAGCAGGGCCAGTCGACACGCCTCCGGGGGCGGCGGGGACGGGGACAGGACCGGGGTCCGGCGGCGGCGGCTCATGGCACCTCGACCGGTGCCTCGACCGGGTAGAGCGCCTTGAGGGCCACCAGGCGCCGCCGCAGCTCCGCTCGGGCCTCCACGGGGTCCAGGTCCTGATCGCACAACGCCTCGAGCGCCGGCAGCCCGCCGGCCACGCTGGCCTCGATCTCCGCGCGGGTCGCCGGTCGGCCCGCGGCATACCACGCGACACGGTGCGGCGGCCCCATTTCGACCAGCCGCCCGCCGTTGCCGTTGCCCCCCGCGTCCGCCACAAAGACCTGATAGCTCGTCGTGACCCAGACGAGCGTCACGCCCGGATTGCGCCGCAGGCCGAAGCCGGCCATCTCCTTCGTCGACTCCGCATTGACCGTCGCATCCTCGCGCCGCACCATGTGCGGGCGGGAGAGGAAGGGGCAGTTGATCGCCGCCCACGTCGCACAGTCCCGGTGACTGGGCGGTTCGCTCGACGTGCGGTTGACGCCGCACATCGGCCCCACGACGAAGGCCAGAAACCGTCCGAGCGGCCCGCCGCAGATCCAGCACCGCCGATCCCGGACCGCCAGACTCCACTTAACAACGTCCATGCCCCGGAATTCCGGCGTCCCGTCAGCCAGCCACGGCACGAACCACGGCACCGGGTAGCCGCGCGCCTCGATCGGGAGCGTGGCGATCCGCTTCGGCAGCGGCCGGGTCAGTTCCGGGCGTAAGCTCGGCATCAGGTCGTTCTCCTATGGCCAGGCGGCCGAATAGTGCACCACGAGGCGGACGCACCGCCAGAACACCCAGCCGGCGAGCAGCCACGCGCCCACGCGGAGCAGGACGCGCACCGGGTGCGCCTCACAGCACCCGGTCGTCGACCCAGCCGCCCGGCACTTGGCGGTAGATGACCAGCCGCCCGTCGTCCAGCAGGTTCAACTGCCGGGTGCCGTTGATCGACAGCAGCTTATCGGTCGGCAGGGGCTGCGCGCCGCCGCCGCCCGCCTCCCCGGTGCTGCCCTTGAGCGCGACATGCGGCTCGTAATAGTTGGTCGTGATGCGCCAGCATCGGATCATGTTCGCGTCGTCGTCAGTGTCGGGGCGCTGCAAGAAGATCTCGACGCAGCCGCCGTCGTGGCCGAGCGTGTCGTCGTCCTCGCGGTAGAGGATGAGCACCTTCTCCCGCTGCACGTTGCTGCTGTCGACGCGGCCGGCGGACTGCGACCCGTAGATCGTGTGGGTGCCGGTCACGCCCTGCCGCAGCTTGGTCGGGTCGTCGATGGTCGAAATGAGGCTGACTTCATTCACGCCGCGACTGATGTAGCCGCCGTCCAAGTACTCGACCTGACCAGTGGTGCTGTAGGGCACGGGCGCGGCGGTCGGCGTGGCCGTCGCCACCGGGAGCGGCAGGGTGCCCTGCCCGACCATCAGGCGCAGGCCGCGGGCGCCCAGGTCCCGCTTCAAATCCGCGAGTGAATAGGGCATCGCTGTCCTCCCGTTCCGTTTACGCCGCGACCGCCGCCCCGCTCTGTTCGAGCACGACGGTTCGCCCGCCGTGTTGCCCCAGCCGGTAGGCAATCACCCCCGGCGTCTTCGGCAACGGCGTCCCGGCTTCGCGCGTCCCGAGCACGATCACCTGTTCGAGCGGCGACTGCAGCACCATCTGGGTCACGATCCCCCGGTTGGCCACGTCGAGCATGTCGAGCTCGTCGATGACGGCGAAGTGGAGGCCCGACAGGGTGGCAATGGCCAACTGCACCGCAATCCCGATCCGGAACTGCTCGGAGCGCGAATAGGTTTCGACCGGCCGGTCATTGACCACCACGCCCCACGGGTCGAGCACGAACCGCACGGTCCAGCCGAACTGGCTCGTCGACAGGTTGACCAGGGTTTCAAACCGCCCGATCGCCTCCTGCAGCGCCTGCACGCGCACGCCGTTCGGCCCGAGGGTCGTGCACAGCGTTTCGAGCCGCTCGACCTCCTGCCGCCGCTCGCTGCGCTGGCGCTCCTGCTCCTCGTAGGCGGCGACCGCCGTCCAGTGCGCCTGCGCCTGCCGCAGGATCGTCTCGCCCTTCTGAATGCGAGACCGCAAGGTGGCAATCTGCGCATCCTGGGCGCTCGTGTCGGGCAAGGTGGCGAGCTCGGCTTCGACGGCGGCGAGGTCCGCCTGGCGGCGGGTGTCCCCCTGCTGCCACGCCTGCAGTGCCGCCAATTGCTGCGTCTGCTGGGCGAGCATCTGCCGCACGGCCGTCAACGGGGACGCCGGGGACGCCGGCACCGCGTCGTCGGCCCGCAGACTGATCTCCGCTTTGATCTGCTTCGCCGCCTGCTTGAACTCGGTTGCCGGCGTCTTGCATGGCACGCTGGGATCCAGCACACACCCCTTGGGCGGCTTGTGCGCCGCCAGGGCCTCGGCCCGGTGCCGCAGCAGCATGACCGGCTGCGCCGTGTCGCCCGCCGGCGCGGGGGGCAAGGCGTCCCCCGCTTCCGTCTCCATGATCGCCAGCCGCTCCTCGAGGTCCCCGATCTGGACGATCAACTCGTCCTCGCCGCGGGGCGTCGGCCGCGGCGCGGCCCCCCGCAGGCTCTCCCGCCGGGACTCGAGCAGCCCCCGCCGGCCGGTGGTTTCCCCGATGGCGGTGCGCGCGGCCTCCATCTGCGCCCGCAGCTTCCGCAACTGTTCGTCGACGGCGGCGACGGTGGGCTGGGGCTCCTCCGAGGGCTTCTGCGCCGTGCCGAGCGCCGCCAGCACCTTCTTGGCGATCTTCCGGTCCTCGAAGGCCTGCTGATAGAGGCTATCGAGCTCCGTCAGGGAGTAGGTCGGGCTGTCCGGCGCCTCGCCCAAGGTAATGTGAACGTTGAGCAGCCCCAGCACCAGTGCCTTGGCGTCGGCATGGTGCAGGTCGAGGAACGCCCGCGTGTCGAGCACCGCGTCCAGTAGCCCCGCCTGCGTGCCCAGCTTGGCGTACAGCGCGAGTTGTTGCGTCTGGCTAGTGCCGGTGAACCCGGCCACCGTGAGGCCCCCAGAGCCGTTGGTGGCGCTCCTGGCGACCCGTCCCACTCCGGCCACCGTCGCCGCCGCTTCGACGGCGGACGATCCCGGTGGGACCAGCACCTCGGTGCCGTGGCCCTTGCCGTCGAGCCCCTGGCAGCGCCCGGTCAGGATCCACTTGAGCGCCTCCCGGATGGTGGTCTTGCCCGTCCCGTTCACGCCCGCCACGAGCACCCGGCTCGCCGGCAGGGCCAAGCTCACGTTGACGAACGAGCGAAAGGCCGTCAGGTCGAGTGATTCGATCCGCACCGTCATCTCCCTTGGTGGCCCAGCCACCGGTTGTGCTTCCACACCGCCGACATTCCAGATAAATCCCGCCGGGGCTGTAGTGGTGGAGCCACTGATGCCCCGCCCAGCCGCACCAGGTGCGGTGCAGCCGCACCGCGTAGTCGAGCATCGTGGCCATGGCTCAGGCCTCGTCCTCCTCGTCCTCGCCGCCCGGCTTCTGCGCCGAAAACCGCCACGTTTCCTTTTCCTGCACGATGCTGGCGAGGTCGTCCTCGAGCGCCGGAAACTGCTTGAAGAGCGGCGCCAGCGCCGAATGGCTGATCGTCAGCCCGCGCTGCGTGGCCTCGTCGAACGCCCCGAAGATGCTCCGGCGTTTCAGGATGTCCAGCACCTGATCGATCGGATACCGCCGCTCCACCCGCGGCCGGTTCGCCCAGACGACGCCCTTGATGCTGATCGGCCCGTGCGAGGCGCAGTAGGTCTTGAGCGCCTTCTTGGCGACCCGCACCATCTGCTCGCCGGCGAGGATCCAGCCCCCGAGCTGCTCGGCGTGCGCCTGCGTCAGCAACCGCTTCGGCAGGTTCACCGGCTGGTCGACCGCCGGGCAGCGGAGCTCGCAGTAGCCGCAGGCCGGCCCCGGCGTGGCGGGCCACTCGCCCGAGGTTTCCGCTTCGCTGATCGCCGCCTGCACCGCCGCCACCTGGCGACTGAGCACCGGCAGCATGTCGGGCGTGTAGGGAATGGAGAGCGTCGTGCCGAGCCGCACGAACGCGAACGTGAAGCGGTACTGCGGAAAGCCGGGCCACTCGATCATGGCGTTCCGCAGATACCACTGCGCCTGAAAGTCCGCCTTGGCCTGCGCCTCGGTCAGCCCGTGCCAGAAGGTCTTGAAGTCGATGATCTCCAGACAGTCCGGGCGCGCGTAGACCAAGTCCGGCGTGAACGCCTGATCGCTGCGCTCCTGCCGCTCCTCGGCGGCGAGGAACCACGGCAACTCCAGTTCGAAGTGCTCGGCCCAGCGGTCGAAGAGCTCGCGCACCTCGGTGACGAGCCGCCCCGGCACGCGCCCGACCGAGGCAATCCCCTCGAGGAAGGCCGTCTCCGCCTCCTCCGCGTCGGCGGGGAGCTGCGCTTCGACCAGCCGCAGGATGTAGCGGTGCGCGCAGGCATGAAAGGCAATGCCGCGCAGGGCGTAGTCCGACATGTCATCGACGCCCTCGACCCAGATCTTCCGGTAGCGGTACAGACAGTGGCCGGCCGCCTCGATGGCGGACCGGCGCAGGATCGGGAGCGCGGTGGGGGAGGTCGCCATGTCAGAAGAGGTCTCCGGAATCGGGCACCGTGGCGGCCGGGGGCACCGTGGGGGCCGGGGCGGGCGCCGGAACGGCCGGCGGCGGCGGAACCGGGGGCGACGGCGTCGGCGGCTCCGGTGAGATCACCGGCACCGGAGTCGACTCCGCGACCGGCGTCGGCGGGGCCGTGGCGGGCCCCAGGGTGCCCTTCGCCTTGTCGTTGGTCGGTTTCGCCTTCGCCCGCGGCATCCCGGTCTTCCGCTTCGCAAACTCGTCCCGGCACCAGTCGAGCAGTTGCGCGGCCCCCGCGGCCGGATCGACGCCGTCGCCACCCAGATACTCGTGCAGCTTGGCAATGCGGAGCCCCGGCGCCAGGTTCAGCGTCGCAAACGCTTTCTCGATCTGGTCCCGCACCGCCTCCGGCAACGCCTCGAATGCACTCGACGAGGGCGGCGAGCCGACCGACACCGACACGCTAGTGTCGAGGTCCATGGCCTCCTCGGCGAGGATCAGCCCGAGCAGCCGGTCGGCGGCCGCGTCGCGCAGCGCAAACCCGCGCGCCCGCATCTGCAGCATGCGCGACGGGTAGGTGATCCACGGCGTCGGCTGGCCATCCCGGCCCGTCTTGCCCCAGAGCCGGGCGACCTTCGCATCGGCAATCGAAAACGTGCGCCGGATCTCGTCGGGGAAGCCCTTGCGCTTGACAATGCAGACGGCGGTGTAGGCGTCGGTGTTGGGCTGGCCTTCGAAAAACTCGTGGCACCGTTCGAGCACGCCGCCGCCCTGCACCAGCGCCAGCGCCGCATCGCCCCAGATCGCCGGGCGCCCGTTGATGACCGCAATGTTCTGCAGCGCCTGCATCGGGGAGAGCCCGACATCGGCCCCCATCTGAATCGCGATCACGACGTTGGCCGGCTTGCCCCGGTAGTCCTTGGGCGCGAATTCCGATTCCGCGATCAGCTTGGCAATCTCCATCGCCTCGCCGAAGGTGTTCGGCAACAGGCTCCAGTTCCGGGGCGCGCGGGTGATCGTACGCATGGGCATCAGCCCTTGGGTGTCGGGGAGCTCAGGGGTCAGCGTGGGCATTTCCAGTACCTTGGCGCGGTCCTGCATGGGATCCTCCGGGGTCGGCTCAGGGGTCACGGGTTGGCCCACTCGTCCTGGCTCAAGCCGTCGGGCGTCCAGTAGCCGAGGACGCCCACAATGAAGTTCTGCACGAGCGCATCCGGATCGAGGTCCGGGTACTTGCCGTGCAGCGTCGAGGCGCGGTAGGCATAGCGGGCCGCCAGCCGCAGCAGCCCCGCCAGCTCCTCGCGCGTGTAGGTGCGCGGTTCATCGTCCGCGAACCGGATCTCGACGGTCTTGTCCGTGCCCAGCCGCAGCCCCATCGGCGGCGGTTCGAACTGCCCGTCGTCCTGGAGCGCCCAGTGATCCGGCGGCAGCGGAAAGGTGCCCAGCATGAAACTGGAGCCGTCATCGAGCACGGGGCCGCGCTCCTCGACCTGGCCCCCGAGGTCCTTGATCAACTTCTCGACGTCGTCATGGGAGGGCATACGCTCACCTCTCAGAACAGCACGGTCTCCGCGTGCTGCGTCTCCGCCGTCTCCGGCGTGAACCGATCCGGACACGCGGCAATGTCACACCACGCGCATTCCCGTTCACTCGGCACGGTCGGCGGCGCCGTGGTCGCCGTCGCCAGCCCGCGAATCAACGTGAAGAGGCGATCCTTGACGGTGGTTGCGGCCTCCTCCTGTGTGACTGGGACGGTGTGGGTCTTGTAAACCAGCTCGCCCTCGACCAGCAGGCCCGTGCGCTTCCACGCCAGCGGCAGCGCCAGCAGGTAGGTCGCCACCTGCACGAGGTCCTTGTGATTCGGTTGTCCGGTCTTGCAGTCGACGACCCGGAGCCGCCCCTCTTTGCGCGCCACGATGTCCGGCTTGCCGGCGAGCACCGCCGTCTGCCCCGTGAGGCGGAAGCCGTTCTGATCCTCGAGGGTGGTCGTCCACCCGTCGGCCTGCAGGGCCTGCGCCGTGGCGCGCACCAGATCGGTGTGCTCCAGTTGCCACGCGGCGAGGTCCTTGGGCAGCTTGTCGTAGGTGTGGTGCCCCTTGAACCACGCGGCGTAGTGGCACTGGGCTTCGCCGGCGATCAGCGACACCAACCAGGTAACCCAAAAATATACGGTGGGACGTGGAGTGGTGCCCATGTCGCTCACCCGTGCACGCGGTGGCGTTCGATCAGCAGCGACGGCACCCGGTCACACGCCCAGTGGTCCACCGCCACCTGCTCCCACAGACCCCCGTAACTCGTCATCACGCTCTCGGCCTCGGTCCGGGCCCGCGCCAAGGTGCGGCACGCCCCGAGCACCACGTCGTTCATCCGGAGCAGAAACACCTCATCGCCCTCGCTCAAAAGACGTCCACCGCCACGGGCGCCCCCCTCGTGTCGAGGAACGTCACCGCCAAAGCCAAGGCGGCCCACTGATGGCTCGTGATCCGGTAGAGCGGCCCCGGTGCCTTCTTGGTGCCAATCGCCTGCGCCGTCGTCGGCCCGTAGCGGTCGATCAGCGCCTGCCGCACGTTCGCATCGGTTGCCCGGCTGCTGTGACACAGGTGCACCTTGACCGTGCGGCGCGGCAGCCGCTCCGTGTGGTGCGGCCACCACGCTTCGACACAGCGGCCCGAGAAGAACACCGTCTCCAGCACTTCCCGGCCCACCGGCATCCCGTAGTGCTCGATCTGCTCCAGCACCAACGGGCCGTCCGCCAACGGGGCCGCCGTCCGCAGCCACGCCAGCAGCGACTCGTTGGGCAGCAGGTCGTGCCGGATGACCGTCCCCGTCAGGCTCAGGCACACCACGGCGCTCTGCTCGTAGCCGGGATCCACCGCCGTAATCGCGGGCACCCATTACCCCCGGCGCCGCCGGTCCTCCTCAGGCACGACTTCCGCCCGCGACACCGCCGCCTCGAGGTCCTCTTCCAGAAACCGCAACGACCGCCCCAGCCGATAGGGCCGGATGCCAAGTTTGGGATACGCACAGATGAAGGCGTGGAGCGTCGCGTACCCGAGGAACCGCTGCGCCTCGCGCGAATTGAGATACCGCTTGTCGAGGCCCCCGGGCCGCACGGTAAAGCGACTGATCGTGCTTTTCGTCATGGTTGCCTCTTGCGGCTCGATCGCCGCCGCCGCCCGTGCCGCACGATGAACCGCTGAATCTTGGCGCGGGTCGTGGCGTGCATGGTCGCCTGCGGATAGCGAAAGAGCCGGAACAAATTGCGCCGGGAAATGCCAATGCGCAGGGCCAAGGCATCGAACGTCCAGTTCTGCGCCAGCCGGATCCGGTGCAGGTCGAACACCTCATGGTTCATGGGGAGCCTAGGGTTGTGTCCTGCAGCACAGTAGACCGAACGTGCGGCAGTGTCAAGTTGGATTTGGCACTAAATTGCACTCGCCGCACAGTGCCAGATCGTGCTACCGTGCAGCACCGTCGTTAACATGAGCGTGCGGTAAGAGCAGTAGAGCAGTAGATCAGACAAGGCCAGCGACGTCTCTATGAGTACACCACCCACACTCGCGGAGATCATTCGCATGGGCACGTTGAAGTTTGGATCCAAGAGCGCCCTGGCCCAGGCCATGGGCATCAATTCCACGCGCCTGAGTCGACTCGCCCGCCACACCGATCAGCATTCCCTCGGTACCGCGAACTGTCTCCGACTCGCCAAACATACCGATCATCCTGCGTCGGACGTGTTGCGCGCCGCCGGCAAAGCCGACGTCGCCGATCTCATTGAATCGCTCTACGGCGAGGATCGCACGCATGAAAGATCAGCGCACGGTCGTCTCGGGACGCTTCTCACGGACCTGCGCGCCGAAATGCGCGAGATCGCGTCCGCCACGCTCCTGCTCCAAGTCGAGCTCAGCACTCATCTCCAGCAATTCAACGCCCTCTACGTCAAGGTCGAAGCCATTACCGACATCATCCGGGAGTACGTCCCCGATGAGCACGACACCGACGACGACGGCGATCACCAGTCAGCCGACCCCGTTTCACCCGATGCGCGCCGGACGCCAGAGCGATCACCCCGACGAGCGCCGACGGACGTTCGGCGACAAGCTCCACGCACTGGCACTGATTGATCCGACCTGGGTGCGCCAGTTGGAATTGCAAGTGGACCGGCGCCTCGCGGAACTGGCGTGCGCCCACGCGCCGATGCTCAAAGCCACGACCTTGCCCTCACGTACGACGTTCTACGCCCCACCAGCCCGACGGTGACCCACCGATGAGCCTCTTTCAACGTCCGCACAGCCCCTTTTGGTGGATGTACCTGGCCCGGCCCGGCCGCGCCGGCCTGCGCAAGAGCACCGGCGTGCGCATCGACGCCGCCACGCCCGGCCAGCGCCGCGATCAGAAACTGCTCGCCCAGCAGATCTGCGACACCGAACAAGCCACACTCGCCGCCACGCAGTACCAGGAGCTCGCCACCCGCAAGCCGGTGATCACGTTCGCGGAGTACGCCGAGTGGTACACCGCGCATGTGATCCCGACCCACGCCCGCCGCGGGCAGGCCAAGGATCGATCCCGGCTCCGCGTGCTCGTCGCCTATTTCACGGACACCCCGCTGCATCTGATCGATGCGGCGGGGACGCAGGAATTCATCACGTGGCGGCGGCAGCAGGGCCTCTCCAACAATTCGATCAACCGGGAGCTCGATGACCTCAAGGTGCTGCTCACGCGGGCCGTGCCCATGTATCTGGCGGCGAGTCCGCTCGTCGGCTTCCGCCGGCTGCGCCCGCAGGAGTTCGAGGCGCGGGTGCTGACCCGGGAGGAATTCGATCGCCTGCTGGCGGCGTGCGCCACGACCGAAGAGGTGGCGCTGCTCGAGACGGCGGTCAATACCTTGCTGCGGCTCAGTAGTCTCGTCACGCTGAAACCCGAGCATGACAAGCGCACCTACTTCGTGACGCTCAACGCCAAGGTCCGCCAGGCCGGGGCGCCGATTCCGCCGGTGCTGCGCGAGGCGCTCGACGCCATGCCGCCGCCGACCGGGCCGTATCTCTTCTTCAATCACATCGGGCGCCGCGGTGGCGGTGAGACAGCCCGCGAGAACGCCATCATCCGCTGGTTTGCGAAACTCTGCGCTAAGGCGTCCGTGCCGCACGGCCGTCACGTCGAGGGGGTCACCTTCCACGGACTGCGCCACACCGGGGCCACGTGGGCGCTGCGGCGGGGCACCCCGCTACCGGACGTCCTCAAGCTCGGCGGCTGGCGCACCGTGCCGCAATGCCTCCGCTATGCGGCCCACACGAATGTCGCCGCCGTCCACGCAGCGGCGGCCAACATCCGGGGCACGCACCCGCGCCTGCTGAAACTGCAGGAGCGTCGTCGAGGGTCCCGATGACGCGACGCAGCAGACAGCCCAAGACTCCGCCCAAGGAACACACCACCATTGGAACACTCCACGAACTGGCGCTCATCCTGTTGGAAAAGTTCGACCTCGACGATACAGATCCGGTCGTCCTCAACGGCATCGAAAAGATGCTGTCTGATCTCTTGCGGACAAGAAAAGACTTCGAATTCGGCAAGGAAGACATATGGTGTCTCATTGACGTCTACGTTGCCCGTGAACGAGGAATGAAGCCACCGGTCCAGTGATCGACACCTCACGACGCACAGGGTGGACATGACAATGAGCGTCACCGACATCGCGGTGGATCGGCAGTACGACCTACTCACCACAATCCGCAACGCCCCGTTGAACCCAGATGCGATCCGGATCGCCAGCAGATTGCCGAAGCTGTTACAAGACGCCGTCCCCTGTTACTGGAGTTGGCCAGCCGTCCGTGTGGCCGTGGCAGACGCCAAGACGTACCCGCTCGAGGCGCACGTCATGCGGGCCGATCTCATTGCACCCGTGCAGTGGTGGTACTTCGATAATCCCGCGCTGCCGCTCGTGGCGCTGCGCGCGGAAGCCGAAATCGCGGAAGCTGTACTGGTCGTCGATGGAACCCGCCTCCACAGCAGCTACGCCAACCATCTCATCGCGTTCTTCTTCGTGCGCGTCAAGCTCAATGACAACAAGGAGCCGTATCGTGTCCCGCTGCCCGCCTGGGTGGCGTACGTACCCTTCCACGCGCCCTGGAGCAGTGCCTGCACTTTCGATTCGATCCTCACCAGCCATCCGATGGACGAGCACGAGATCGAACAAGCCTCAGCCGTCATGATGTTCGTCGTGTCCGCGATCTGCTGGTTGCGATCCACGGTGCCCCAGCGCGAGCGCACGATCGTGTCGCGTGGAACACGGCGGCGGTTGGGCCTCAGCACGGACCATCCCTCTGCCAGCACGCACGTCATCACGTTGCGCGCGAGCGAACACACCGCCCCCGCCACCGCCCATCACGAGGTGGAGTGGTCCTGCCGCTGGAGCGTGCGATCACACTGGCGCAAGCAAGCCGTCAAAGACGGCCATCGCCTGACCCTGATCCCAAGTTACGTCAAAGGCCCAGAGGGCAAACCCTTCCGCCCACCGGGCGATATTCGGTACAAGATCGACCGCTGACCAGTCTCCTGCGGCAGGAAGCGATGACACAGAAGCCGGATCCCCTCGCACACGCCGCCCGGAAGTATGAGTTTCGCCCTCGTGGACCCTTCGAAGGGGCGCAGCAGTACAAGGCGGCGCTGATCGCCCACGTCGCAGACCGCGACCTGGCCGCCGCCGAGGAGCTCCGCCTCGGGCGACCGCAAGCGGAGTGGACGCCAGCCGAGGTGACGGCCTTTCGCGAGCACCTGTTCGCCATCCACCGCGGCCCGCGCGAGCAGTTGCCCCCAGGCACACCGATTCCGATGATCGATGGCGGACAACATCCGGTCAGCGAAGACAGCCTGCTGACCCTGGCGGCGCGCGGCGTCGCGGCATTCGTGGAGAAGCGGCAGGTGGACGCCACGCAACCGCTGTTCATCATGGCGAACGTCCTACTCACGACCGGCCACGTGTGGATCGCGCCCATCGTCGAGCGCGGTGATCGCGTGGCGGTGATCAAGACCCTCGCGCAGGAGATGCCGGTGTTTGGATTCTTCGTGGTCTTCGATGCGTTCCTGCATCGTATCTCCGCTGCCGGGCAACCCACCCAGCGCGCGGAGAAGATCGACACGATCCTGGCGCATGTGGGCACGCGTGATCTGCGGCGCCTGATCACGCGGCCGTATCGAATCGTGCGCGGGCGGGCGATCTTCGACGACCCGCCGCCGGCCGATCTCGACAAACGCGGGCCTGAAACTAAGTTCGATCCCTACGCCAGCATCTTCGTGTCGGTGCCGCCGTCGGCGAAGCCACAGTAAGGTATTGACGAGCACGCCGGAGACGATGACGATGCCCTACTACGACACCATCGAAGAAGACCTCGCGCGGGCGAAGGCGATTCTGGACAAAGTGAACGCGACGCGGCGACGGGTGGAGGGCGGAGCGATCAGCGTCGAGGATGTCTCCGCCGCCTACCAACTGCTGGAGCGCTTCGTCGCGGAGATTGAGCGGCTGCGCGAAGAACGCGATGCCGCGATCAACATCAGCAACATGGCAGTGACCGCACGGCGGGAGTTGGAGCGCGAGGTGAGCGCGGCTGAAGAAGGGGGAGAGTCGATCACTGACGACCCGGACGACGCGCTACGAAGGTGGGAACAGTGGTGGAAGCTCGACGCCGTGATGGACACGTTCACCGCCGACGACTTCGCCCGCGTCACGACCAAGTTCTTCGCCGGGCTGCTGGCCTTGCAGAAGGGCTTTGCGACGCGCTACCCCGACGAGTGGCGCCGCTGGGAACGTGAATACTACGGTGACAACGACGACGAGGAAGGACGTTAACGGAATCACGGTTATGCGATCCTGCAACGTCGAGTATTCGCCTCATGTGCGGTGCGTGCTTCCCGAGGGGCATTCCGGGGAGCACCTGACGAAGGGCAATCTTCGATTCACTGTGCCAGAACACCGCTGCGGCGTGCGAGGCTTCGCGGAGAGCGGGGACCGCTGCCCCGCGTGTGTGTGGCACAACCGCTTCGCGAAGCGTGACGGGCACCCCCGATGACCGCCCCTGACCGCCCCATGAACTACATCCTTGACGAGCACGGCAACCCGCAGCCGTGCGACGACCTGATGACGTGGGCGCGCTGGTTTAAGACGGCCGACCGCACCGTGAGCAACGACTACGACGAGGGCGACGAGGGCAAGACGATCCGCGTCTCGACGGTGTTTCTCGGACTCGACCACAACTTCATCGGCAGCGGCCCGCCGATTCTCTACGAGACGATGGTGTTCGGCGGCGTGCTCGACGGCGAGATGGACCGCTACGCCACGCGCGAGGAAGCGATGATCGGACATCAGGAGATGTGCCGGCGTGTCTGCGAGACGCTGGAGAAGCGTGACGGGCACCCCCGATGACCGCACCTGAGCCTGGACCGCAGCCCTACGTGATCTGGTCGTTCGAACACGACGCGTGGTGGCGCCCCGGACGCATGGGCTACACGCCCGTGTTCGCTGAGGCCGGGCACTACGACGCGGCCGAGGCCCAGCACATCGTTCTGAACGCGAACCGCTACGCGAAAGACGTCCACGAGCAGGCGCTGCCGCTCGACGTCGCCAAGACCTACGAGGCGCTCGGGTGGCACCGCCTGGCGCCCGGCGCCTATGACGACCAGGACGGTGGTCTGCACCTCGTCGTGAGCGAAATGCTCGCCGGCTATGGGTATCCCGACACGCCGGAGAACCGGGCCACGCTGATCAAGGCGGCGCACGTCGTCGCCGGGGATCGCCCGATCGTCAGCGTCTTGGACTAGGGTCTGCTCGTCGCAGGCGGTCATACCGAAGCGCCGATTTTCTGCACACTACACGACACACTCTGGGCGATCCGCGCGAATCTGTTCGGGAATTGACGTGAAGAATCCCGGTGGGGACGCCACTACCATTTGGGCGATCTGCGGGTTTTCCTGAGCAAATCCGCGTGGTTTCGGTCATTCAGGCGAAAGGAGCGAGGTCTCAAAAAGTCTAAGGAAATCGCCGATCGTCATTTTTTGTCTGCACATTCCATCGCACACTGCCCCCCACTGTGCACACGGCCTCGAGGAACGGGATTCGTCAGCGTCGAAAACTCTCGATGATTGTTGATCGAATTACGTGCGCGCCGGACTTTCGTTTCCCGTTCGTATGGGGGTGGCCGTGCAAACAGGCTAGCTTACTCAGCATTCTGCGCGGCTTGATCCGTTGCCGCACAAGTGTGCGATGCGAATCCTGGTTCGAGCCCTTGTGGTCTAGGTGCTGGCACCGTCACACCGCCGTGGGCGGATCGAGGACGCAATGGCGAGCACAATCGAACCACGCTCCGTCTCGTCTCTCACCCACCCTGTGCAGGGTGGGCCTCCCGGAGGCCCACCTGAAACACGACGATATCTTGCCTATTTGCCACATTCTGTGGTTGACACCCCGCAGTCGGCTTCTGTACTGTTGAGGTATGCCATACACCGATCCCATCAAACAGAACGAAGCCAAGCAACGATCCCGCGCCCGTGAGATCACCGCCGGGCGCTGCATCCGTTGCCCACGCAAGAATGACCATCCTGAGATCAACGCCCGACTCTGCTCAGAGTGTCGGAAGAAAAGCTCTGCCGAGAAAAGAATCGCCCGGGTCACCCGCGCTGAGGAACTCTTGGAAGCCCGTCTTGAACTTGCCTCGTTGCGTGCACAAGTCCTTCGCAAGGCTGCGTATTCCTCGACGACCGTCCGCAGCCGCGAGATCCTCGGCACACCACCGCGTCCACATCTGAGTACCGCGAACAAGCAACGGTGACTCCACTCACTCCAAAATGGGTATCTACATTCGTCCCAAATCGCCCTACTACTGGATGTATCTCTCATGCCCTGGACAGCGCAGCCTTCGCCGCTCCACGGGCATTCTCATCGACGCTCTGACTCAGGCGGATCGACAGCAGCAACGACGCATCGCCGTGGAGGTCTACCGTCGCACCGTCAATCAGTTCTCAACCCAACAGGAGCCACCTCCCATGACCCTCCAGGACGTGCTCAGCCAGCTCTCGGCGGCCCAGCAGGCCCTGCGCCATTCCTCCGCCGCCTTCGACACCGCTATCGCAGGCCTGCGGCAGACGCTCGACGCCGTGGCCCACGCCAATCACGCACAAGGCGAAGCGATGGATGCCGTCATCCTCGCGACCGAGGAGGCGTTGCGGCTGTATCACGCCAAGGAACAGTGACCGAAGATGTTGATCGCAATCAAACCGGCCACCGGACCCGGTCCGCTACGCTACCCGTATCCTGATGAGTGTCTATACGGACCTCGTGAAGCTCGGTGTCACTGAAGACACCGCCCGCGCCCTTGCGGAAGTGGTTGCTCGCCCGCAGCCGGTCACCACGGACTATCTCGACAAGCGCCTCGCGGAACTGGAAGCGCGGCTGCTGCGCCACACGACGACGGTGCTGCTCGGCGTCACCGGCATCTTTGCGTTCTTTGTCGTCGCTAGTAGCGCGTGGCTTGGCTGGCTGATCGCCACGCGCTAACCCATTACCCATCAGGACGAACTCTCAAGGAGTCCGCATGCCCACACCCACCCCTGCGACATCGAAACTGTTTCCGGATCCGCCGCCCCTGCAGTACCACTGGGGCTGGGACTACTACGAAGACGATGGCAGCCTCGCGGGCAAATTCCACCCCGGCTACCTGACGATGATCTGCTACTGGATCTTTATCGGGTTGCCCGGTCTGCTCTTCGTCGCCGGGGTGCTGATCTACACGCTGATCTTCTGGGGATCGCTGTTCTGGCGATTGGGATCGTAAGCGACCGGTTACGGAGGCGTGGCTGGTGCACCGAGCGGCGCCGGCTGCGCCTGCACGCGAGGGACGACGGGTGGCGTCTCACGCTGCGCTTCAATCTCGTTCAGGTCTCGCGTCAGTTGCAGCCCCAACGTCATGGCCAATGGGCGGTTGCCCCGTGACACCGCGCCGGCAAACCGCCGCCAGGTTTTGAATCCCTCCGGATGCGTCATGAGCTGGGACAGCGCCCAGAAGCTCCCGCCCGTGCCCGCACTGTAGGGCCAACTGATCCAGTTCCCCAGCGGCCCGAGAAATGGGGCCATGATCGTGCCATTGACGCCCGCCGCCATCAGTCCCTGCGTGATCGTGGCGCCCTGCGCCGGGGCAATCAGTTTGCCTTCGGCCACGACCTGCATCAGATCATCGAAGGCCTGCGGTCCGAACAGCGTGTCGATCTTTTCGCGGCCGAGGCGCTCTAAGGCTTTCTCAAAGGCGTTGACTTGGAGATGCGGCGTAATGGCGGGCCGGAGGGTGCCATGCGTGGCCAGCCGCGAGGCGACTTGTGACCCGCTCAGCATCTCCCCACGTGTGGACTCCTCGAAGAGATCCTGCATGATGCGCGCTTGCACGGCTTGCCATTGTTGGGGTTGCAACAACCCACGGACGGAGCTGATCTCCGCAATATCCATCCCCCGGATCATGTCCGGCACTCGTTCCGCCCCGGCGGTCTCGACCAGTTTCTTGATGAAGGCCTCGTTGAACACTTCCGCATCGGCGCGGAAGGCATTGGCGGCGCGCACGTCGGCCTCGAGTCCGGGAATGCCTGAGCTCCGGGCCGCCTCGATCATGGCGTTGTCGGTTTCCTCGACGAGTTGCTTGGCAATGCCCGCCGCCTTGCCCGGCAACAGATCTCCGTGCGAGCGCACGATCTTCAACAGGTCACTGCGGGCATCCTGATAGACCCCGAAGGGCAACCGCTTCGGGGATCGAATGATAGTTTCCAGGAGATCCGCGGATCGTTTCAGTTCGGTCGGTGAGATCAGTTGCGCTTCGTCCCGGATCCGGCGTAGCAGCCCAATAGCGACTTTCTTGAGCGGCGTGCTCGAGGCAAACGCCGGCCCAACGGTCTGTGTGACGAGCTTCCGCACGGGCACCGTCAGCGGTTGCCCTTGCGGTCCCACCAGCAGTGACGGCTGCTGCGTGACCTGTGGTACCCGAATGCGGTGCGTTTGCACCTGCTGATCAATGGCGCCATACATCGCGCGCAGCGTGGCCTGCACCTGATCCCGCGCTTGCGTCAACCCCCGTTCGACGAGCATCCCGATGTCGCGCGACGGCAACGCGCCACCCTGGTTGAGGCGCTGCACGATCCGGTCACCCATGCCCTGCAAGGCCTGCTGCTGGATCATCCTGAATTGCTGGAATCGGCTGGACCCGGTGACGGTGCGCTCTGTCAGGCGCTCGAGGAACCGCATCGGGGTCGAGCCGGTGCGTTCTCCATAGGTCTTAGGTACCCCCACAATCGTCCGTTGGGACGGCAGAAACTTGAAGGCCTTGAGCAGATTCGGCCCGAAGGTGCCGGTCAGTTCCCCGGTGGCCGTGGACCAGTCGCCGCTCTGCTGGCCTTTCTCGATGATCTCCGCGGCGGCGGGGCCCAGAAACGGGATCACCGTGCCCGCGCCGTGCAGGATCACATCGCCCCAGCGCCCCTCGTCGTAGGCCTGCTTCGCCTGGACGGCTTGATTCCAGTGCGCTTGGAGGCCTCCCTTGAGCAGCTCCGCCGCCATGGGAGCGAGCGGGCCACCGGGGAGGCTCCGGGCCACTCGTTCCTGCGGCGTCAGTCGGGCGAGCGCCTCCGGGCGGTTCTCCTCGATCAGCCGCTGCCCCATGGCGAGGACGCCCTGCGCGGGCTCGACTACGCCCGTGCGCCACGCGCCTTCGGCGAAGCCGCTGACGAGTCCCGTCGCTGGTTCTGGCTCGAGGCCGGTCGGTGGCTTGTAGCGCGCGTAGTCCACCGGGGGCCCTTGGCCACGGCCGGGGATCCGGTACGGGGCGAAGCCCGGCCCCGGTCCCGCCCCCGTCCCGCGGCCCCGGGCAGGGGGCACAAGGTCCGTCTCCTGACTCGGGAAGCGCGTCAGGTACTGCCGATAGAGACGCATGACGGCCGGGACATAGGCCTGCGTTTCGGCAAACGGCGGAATGCCACCGTGCTTGTCCACGGCCCCCTCCCCGGCGTTGTAGGCGGCGAGGGTCTTCTCCCAGTCGTTCTGATAGCGGTCCAGCAGAAAGCGGAGATGCGCCACGCCGGCTTGGACGTTCTGCACGATGTCGGTGGGATCTTTCCCGTAACGCCGGGCGGTGTCCGGCATGAGCTGCATCAGTCCGATGGCGCCCTTCGGGGACCGGGCATTGACATCGAACTTGGATTCCCGATCCGTCACCGCCAGCGCGAGGGCGATCGGCACCTTGACTTTGGTGGCTTCGCTGCCGATCAGCTCTTCGTACGTGACGGGCGTCGGTGCGGTCGGCTCGGGCGCCGGTCCGGTCTGGCGCGGCATCGTCTCACCTCGGCACGGTCACGATGTTGCCGTTGGCGTCCCGGGTGAGGCCGGGGACCACGCCCTGCGATCCAGTGCCCCCGCCGCCTGGCGTCGTGGTGTTGGGCGTCTGCGGCGGCGCTGGTGTCTCGTAGAGCGTGATCGGGCGCGTCACGAAGTTGACGTTCAGTCCGTACTCCTTCGCGAAGTCCTCGAACTCCTGCCGAATGCCGGCCGCTGACGCAATCTGATTCTGCGCGAAGCCCTCAGCCAGATTGACGTATTGCTCCAGCACCTCGTCCGGCACCGATAGCCCGCCCTGACTGATCTTCGTCCACAACCCTTCCAGTTGCTGGCGCAGGGCCAAGCCGTACTCCGACCGGGCGAATTCCGACACCATCACGACGGAATACGGGTCCAGGATCTTGTTGAACGTGGTAATCAACGCAATCCCGCCGGGCGCCCGCGCCCCCTTCTTCAACGCATCAAACGCGGTCTTCATGTTCAGGAACTGCGTCTTGACCGTCTGCGCCGCTTGCGTCTCCCGGTTGAAGTCATTGCGCAACAGGCGGCTCTGGGTCACGACTTGGTTCGCGTTCAGCTCCCCCTTCCGCGATTCGGCGCGTTGCCGCTCGGCTTCCAATTCCTTGGCGGCGAAGATGTAGGCCTGCGCTTTCTGCTCCTTGGTCGCTTGGGTGGGATCACCGCCGCCCCGAGCCAGGATCTCCTGCGCCCGGGCTTCCAACGCCGGCGCCGCGTTCGGATCTTGCGCGATCCGCGTGAGCCGCGTGTGATCCTCCAAGGCCTTGTCCATCAGCGTCCGTTGTTCGGTGGGATCGGGATCACGGCCGTTGGTCTGACGAAAGTTCGCCAGATCCGTTTCGTAGAGGGACCGCGCACTGAGGGTGCGCTCCGCCTCGGTGGGCGCCGGGAACCCGGCGAGCCGCTTGGCTTCCTCCATCGTCTTGGCTTGACCGGTTTCCAAGAACTGCTGCGCAGCCGCCATCCGGCCCGCCAACGTGGCCTGCGTCGTCGCCGCCGTCTCTTGCGCTTGCGTTTGCAGGCGGCGCTGTTGCCGCTGGGCCGCCGTCGTCCACAGCCGCGGGCGCGGTGTCACCGCTGCCAGCGGGGGGAACGTGGCCTGCGTAGCGGGGGCGGCCGTGCCCGGTTCGAGTCCCCGTGGAAATTCCGGGAAGAGATCGAGCTGCGCTTCCCCGGGGCCGGCAAAGGGCGATTGACCGGCGGCGAGGCGCTGCTGGGCAAAGGCGCTGGCCTTGTCGGCAATGGCTTTCGGGATCGGCTGATCGTCCGGCAGATTCAGGAGCGTCTGCACGTCCTCGGCGGTCAGCGTCGGCACCAGGGTCGGGATCTCGGTTTCCCCCTGACCGAAATCGACGCCGATGGACAGTTCGCTCGACACCCCACCATCGGGGCGGCGCAGGGCACCCAAAAAGCCTTCGCCCTTCGGCGTGCCATCGGCGCGGACGCCCCATGGCGTGGCGGGTGCCGGCGCAGCGGGTTGGGCCGACGCCTGATCGGCGGCCTGAGCCGGGGCCATGTTGGGGCGCGGGACGAGGTGGCCAGCCGACCACTGTGACATCACGTCCGGTTCTGCTTGGCGCTTGCCACCGTATCCGCTGAACGCCCGGTGTGCTCCTTGGAGCAGGGGCGCAAGATTCTCCGGATCCCCTAACGCATCCATGACCGACTGCGTGGCGGCACTACGGGCTGGGCGTCGTCCTCCGCGCGTTTTCCGTGGGGCGAAGAGGCCTTCCGGATCCGTGAGCATCCGGGAAATCAGCACGTTGCCGTAATCCGGATCGAGCGTCTGATTTTCGACGCCCTGCACCAGGAAATTGAAGAGTTGTTTCTGGCCCTCCATTTCCTGTTGTTCGCCCAGCAAGGCTTCGCGGCGTTGCTGCTGCTGCTGCTCAAGCCAACTGCCGCCAAAGCCCCGGAGGAGGCCCGCGAAAAAGCTGTTGCCTTCCATCGTCGTGCGACTCTAGAAGCCGAGATGGAGGCTCTGCGTCTGCCACGGGGGCGGATCCCAGATGCCGCCGCCCC